AGATAACCGCCCAGCGTGGCGTTGTAGAGAGCATTGGTGGTGTCGATCGTCACTGCATATTGCTGCGAGCCATCGGTAGAACCGACCAAAGCGCCAATCGGTATCAGCGCAGAAGTGGTTGGCGTGAATCGCGAATAGGTGACGCTGCCCGTGGCAAAGCTGGCCGACAGCCGATAAAAGCCGAAATCTGCCATCCAGCTATCAAGGTCAGCCCCAGCAGATGTTGAGGCGCGGGTCGTGGCCAGCAGCGTGACGATCAGCTGCTGCAGCCACTGCAAGTTACTGGCGTTGCTTTCGGTGATGGCGCGCATCAGCGAACCGATAGTGAAGTCAACGAGGCCGGCGGCGCGGCCTTGTACGGCCGTCACTTGGTCCCGCACCAGTGTGGTGAAGTCTTTGATATTGAGCGATGCCATATCAGCGATTTACCTCAAACGAGAGCGTCACCGGCTCGCCCAGGGGCGCATCGGTATAGCTGATATTGACGGACAGGGAGTCATTCGACGGCGTGACTGAAATCACCGGAGCGGGTTTCTTCGCTACACAATCCTCAAGCAGGATCTGCCCTCGGATCAGCGAGATGATTTCCGGGATGTTCATCAGCGCGCCGACGTAGCGACCGAGACCGGCGCCGTAAGTCGGATGGAACAGGTAGTCGCCAGGGTTGGTGATCAGCCGGCGCAAGATGCGTTGTTTGCCGCGCTCCATGCCCTCGACCGGCGATAAGTCGCCTGTGGGCGACAGCGAGAGATCGTCGCCTGGGTAATGGTTGAGGTCTTTCATGCGACCGGCACTCCAGAGATGCCGGCGCCAGCAGTGACGCCGCTGGTACGGTGCAGTTTGAGAGAGATCGTGTCGGCCTTGACGTCACCACCAGTCACCACGACACCCGTGCTGTCGGTGACGGTCAGGGTGTGGTCCATGGTGATGGGGCCGCCGGTAAAGTGGTGCGCCGGGGCGTCGTAGTTGATGGCTACGCCCGAATGCACAGAGACGGTGCCGTCGGTATTGAGCTTGATGAATGAACCGGTTTTGTGCAGAAGCCACGTCTCACCGCTAGGGACCGGCGGCGGTGTGTTCGTGTCGTTGAAATGCCGGCCAGTGATGCGCCCGAGGTTGGGATCTCCGTTATCGAAGGTCACTGTGACCTCGTCGCCCAGTTGTGGGCCGACCGCAACGCCCCAGCCATTACCCACGCCTACCGCATCAAGCTGAATCCACCCAGTTTCCAAGTTCTCCGGCTGGATCGTCACCTTGACGGTGTAACTCCCCTTGTCGTAGCTGGAAATGGTCCCGGTGCGCGGATAGGTATAGCCGTTGTGCTGGTACTGGCGCTGTTCATTCAGCAGTTGGCTCATTGCGCTCATGGCAGCACCATCGAATTGGGGTTATGGTTTTTGGCGTTCACGCTCATCGTGTAGCCACCCTCAAAACTCAGGGAGCGGCGCACCGAATCGGCGTAATAGAGCTGGTCGAAATCCGAATTCGTGCCCTCGACACGGATGATCGTGTTCGGCATCAGGATGTTGTCGCCCGGGAGCGAACAACTGATTCGCATTTCGTGGTCGGTGATCTGCTTGTGCAGCTTCTGTGCGAGCTGTTGCGCGGCTTGGCGATCAAGGCCGCTGCGCACGATGCTGTAGACCTGCCGTTTTGGCGTGGCGTTGCCCGGTGCGATGCCTTTGGCGCCGCTGTTCGGGTAGGTCTCGGTGTAAGCCTTGCCGCCTTTCCATGAGCGAACCGAAACGGTGACGCCTTTGGCCAAGGTCAGATCGCGCTCAACGTCCAGGCCTTCCGTGGTGTTGCACATGGGAAAGGCCAGCTCACCAGGCGGCACCCAGCGGATCAGGTATTGATCCGTTGTCGCCGGATCGAGTGCGGGCTCGTAATGCAGTTCGTTACCAACGACATAGGTCTGAAAACCGTCCATGCCGGCGAAGTAGGAGATCAAGTCCCACTCCGAGCGCTCGTCATTGATATGGGTGTGGTCGAACTTCGTGATGGCGCCCACGCTGGTGGTAGTCGTCGTCACAACCGGCGTCAGCCCGTGGCGCGCGGCCAGCATGTTGGCGACCTGACTGGTGGTGTAGTTGGAAAACTTCTCGCTGGTCTTTGTGTCGATCAGCTTGCTGGTGTAATCCCGGCCATCGACGGTCACCTCGAAGCGCGACATGTTGACGACCGGCTTGTCCACACCACCAATAATCAAGGTTTTCCAGTTCACCGACGACTGATCAATCAGCCCAACGGAAATGGTCACCTCAATCGATGTCTGCTGACTCCACCAACGCACCGTGTTCATCGGGTCGGGCATACCGGTAATCGGGAAAGTCGCCGAGAACGTGTCCGCCGAGTAAAACGAGTTGCTGTCGACGCTGAAAGAGAAATACGGCACTTCCGTCCCATTCAGCAGCACGCGCCCAATGACCTGCCGCGCCCCGGGTGTGACGTCGGCTTGATTCAGGTCCATTACTCACCTATCGGGATTTTGATCGTCTGGATGCCGTTAAGCTGCGGATCGGCCGCGTTGTTGACCTGGCCCAGAATCGGCCACTTGGATTGGTCGCCATAGGCGTCGGCGGCGATCTTCTGCAGGCTGGAATTGCTGGTCGTGACGCTTGACGTGCCGTTGGCCAGCGGCCCGGACAACACGTTCTTTTGCAGCCTTCCGAGCACGCTCTGCATCTGGTACAGCGGCGCCAACTGGGTCAGCGCGGCACCCTGGCGAAGCACGTTGTTGGCTGCTGTCGAAATTGGGTTGCCAGGAATCAGACCGCCCAGCGTGGTTATGTCGTTGATCGACGCACCCACCTGGGCAATGGTTGACTGCACGATGGCCTGGGCCGCTACCAGTGGCCGAATAACCGTCTGCACGGTGCTGATCGTCGCATTTGCGAAGCCCTGCACCTGCGACACAGCATCCTTCACTGCGGCAATGCTGCTGGTCACGGCGTCCGAATTGATGATGCTGGACAAGCCCAGCGTTTCGCCGACGTCGCTATTCACCAGTGCGTCCAGCGTGCCGGACAGCGCGTTTTCGGTGATCGGCGCATCCAAACGGTCGATGATGGTCAGCTCGATGCTGTACCGGCGCCGGTATTCGAACTCGAAGACCGGCGTGAAGTTGGAAATCAGCACGCTGAAGTAGTAGGAGCCGATGCTCAACGACAGCGGCTGGCCGTCGTTGCGCATCGTTTCCAGTTCGGTGACGCGCTCCTGCGCGGTGGCGCCGATGATCCACCCCGACCAAGAAATTGGGTCGTAATCGACCCCCATCACATCGATGACGCGCCGCCCCCCAACCAGCTTGTGGATAACCAGCTGCTGTTTACCCGCGCCTGGAGTGGCCGACTCTGGGACCTCCAGACCGGAGAACTCGAAATCACCCAGGATCACCCGAGTGGCAAATGGGTCCCCGTCCGGAGCAAAATTGTCCAGAAAACTTGTAAAGCTCATTGATTAAGTCCTCGGAACGACGAGGCTTGAACTGCCTGGCCTCAACATACTGCGGGATGGGTCGAAGCCTTGGGTGCCGGTGTTTGGCCGGCCAGCTTCGCGGGCCTGATGCATCGTGACCGACTCTCCAACCTTTTTTCCGTCGAGAATGATGCTGCTGTGCACCTGAATCGGCATGTTCTGCTTGTTCGGGATAGGCACCACCAACTTACCGCCGCCATCCGCGCCACGGAAGTCATCCGCGAAGGTGGTCTTGGATATCTGCATCGAGGCCGGGAGAATCGTGTTTGCGCCGGCGATCAGCGTATTGAAGATCGTCTGCCAGCCAGTCAGGAAGACCAGTGCGAACGACTTGAATGCACCACCGATATCGCCATTGAACAGTTTGATAAAACCCGACTTGATGTCGCCCCACATCAATTTTAGTGCGCCGCTGACCTCCTTCCAGTTGTTCCAGAGCAGGAAGGCAGCAAGAGCAATCGCGGCGATGACCAGGCCGATTGGGTTCATCAGGAGTGCGCGGCCGAGCCACAGGATTGCGTTGCCCGTGCTCATAACGAACATGACGAGGTAGGTCCCCATCCTGGCTATCCATGGAATCATTGGCGCCAGCGCGGTGCCCGTGACGAACATCAGCGCCTGACCCAGCAACCAGAAGCCGCGTCCGGCGGCGATGATCATGTTGATCAGGCCGCCGGCAATCAGGAAAGCCGACAACCCCATCAATGCGTAGGTGAAGGTTTTGACCTTTTCAGGGTTGGCGTTGATCCACGCCGTCATTTTGATGATTTCAGCGTTCAGCGCAGCAACTGCTTTGATCGCCAGGGGCAATACCGCATCACCAAGAGCAAGCATCAGGTCTTTCCACTTCGCGGCGAGCTGAACCTCTTTGCCGGAAAGGGTTTTGTCTGTCACTGCAACCGAGGCGTCAATGCCTAGGGCTTTATGCTGCGCTTCAAGCGAATGGTGCAGTTTCTCGATGTTCTTGTCTATCAGGGTGAACATCGCGCCGCCGGTAGATCCGAAAAGCATGGCGTTCGACTGTCCAATAGCCGAGTCAGAAGTTATGCCCAGCCGCTTGTGCATCGGCATGATGACTTTTTCGTAAAACTCGGCAGGGTTTTTGCTGAGCAATTCCGCGTCAATCATCGGATTGCCTTTGAATGCCTTGATACCGCCGGCCTTGTTCCAGATGACCTTGTTCTCATCCCAAATCTTGTTTGCAACGAGCTCATGCGCGACCTGATTGGGGATTCTAACAATGCCGTTCATGCGGTTATAGGCTGTTCTGAGCGATACGCCGGCCGTTGATCCTTTCAGCATCGTGATGATCGGTTCCAGCATGGCCACAGCGTCATCGGTCATGTTCATGGCTGCAATACCACCTCGCGCCTTGAATTGGCGTAGCTGCTCCCAGTTCACCGAGCCGCCGGACGTTTGCGTCATCTTCCAACCGGCATCGGCTAGCTCATTGAAGCGCTGAGGCGACTTCAGGCCGCCCGAGTCTTCGATATAGCGCATCATCGCCATGCTACTGGTACGCATAACAGCTTGTGTTTCTTCGCTCAGACCAGATGTCGCATAGGCAATCTTGGCAAGGGTCGGCGCGGCAATTTTGGCGCCTTCTAGCGCTTCCATGCCCGGCAGACCGCTCTCTCGAAAAACACCTTGCGCTTCAGTGAAGAGCTTCATATTCGTAGTGATACTGGAGCCGATAGAGTTCATCCCTTTGACGAACCGCTCAGACTCCGCATTAACCGAGTCAGACATGCCATACAGCGAGAACTTGGCCATTTCCGTCTGAAATTTCTTTGCCTCTTCCAGCGGGGCCTTGAACAAGGCGGCAATCGCCAGCCCTCCGCCGAGCATTGCACCGCCGACAGCGGCTTGCTTGCCGATGGAGGCCAGCTTGGCGTTGAGTTTGTCAGCGTCTTGCCCGGCCCCCATCAGGCTTTTGCTGATAAGGGCCATGCCGGCGCTGACGTGGTTGATCAGCGACAGCTTGACAGCGACGGAATAGGCTTCGGCTGTCATAATGACATTCCCTTTCGTGGTGGTGGGTCACATGGCGAACAATCAGCGCACGTATCAGTGGGTCAACGGCAGAATTCAGGATGTCGGGTCAATGCAGGCCATCGATCCGCCCGAGGCCAAACCGCGACCGCCGCGACCGGCCATCAAGAGTCAGTCACCAATCGGAATTCAGGCTGGGCTGTTCGTCTTCACGTGCAGCAGCCTTATTCTGGTTTTCGCAGTACCGGTGCTGGTAGTGGTGCTTTACGTGATTTATTCAGTCGTGTTCGGCTGAAATTACAGGCCAGAGTTGTAACCGAGCGAGGCATGGATCATCGACCCGCCGACGAGTCCAGTCACGGTAGCCATGCCCAGCACACGCCGGATGTACTCCTTGTTACGCAAGATAGCCGGACCCATGACTGGGCGCGCCGGTATTTTTAGCGTGCCGAATTCGTGATAGATCATCTTCTCATCCGTTGAGCCGATCACCGCTTCCAGCGTGTGCGTGGTGTGCGTGATGCTTCCTTGCATATCCCCGCTTGCCAGCAGCGGCGCGCCGGCCGGGTAGCCGTTCTTCGATTTCTGCTCTTCTGTGGAATCGGCCAGGTCAGCCCAGGCCGGGAACGGGCCAATACCGGACTGATAATGGCCGATCTCGTCCCGCGCGGTCTTCTCGACCTTTTTGGCGCACTTCTCCAGCCCGGCGTGCAGGCTGGCAAGTAGCGCCACCTCTTGGGCAGCCATATGCAGCGCCAGAGCGCCCAGACTATTGAAATGCATGGTCAATCCTTCTTGTCGAATTGCAGGCTGGACCAATTCCAGTCGCCTGCACCCTCAAACTCGGAAAACATGATTGTGAAAGCCATGCGCTCATAGTCGGCCAGCGGCCCGCAATCAAAAACCCGATCAAAAGGAACCCCGTTTTTCACCAACCAGCAGCGGCTGCGAAAATCGGGGTCCGTTGTCAGTTTTTTGCTGCGGCCTGCTCAGCGCTGAGCGCCTGCTGTGCGGCTTCAGCTTCTTGCTTTGCCTTGGCTGCTTCATATTCGGCGATCATGTGCTTCTCGATGGCGGAATAGCCATCGTCACCCAGCTCTGCCAGCACGGCATCGATCTGCTTGGCGGTCTGTGGCAAGCCAAAACCAACATCGTCGATGAAGACGACCGACGCAGCAGGGAAAGCAAAGGCGCTCATGTAGGGGCCGTTTGCGGACAGCTCGCCGCCAACCGCCACGATAATCCGCGACCTTTGCAGTGGATCCAGGGTGCGCAGTTGAATGTTACGTCCGCGACTATCCTGAATCGACGTGAATTTTGGTTTCTGGTCAACGTGAACAGGCGCAACAGGTTCGGTAACGGTAATTTTAGCCATGGGTAAAACCTCTGGTCAGTGAGTCGTCAAGGAGCATGGCGTGCGGGGTGACGAGTCCCGCGCCCTGCGTGCCGGGCTGCCATGCAAAACTGTTTAAACCTTGCGGCGTCGGCGAGCAGTAAAGGCCATCGACTGATTGATGGTCTTATCGCCTGCTTTGTCGCCAGCGTTTTCCATAGTCAGAATCACGTGCGTGTAGCGCCAGGTGGTGATACCTCCACCAACCTCCGTAATAACTTCGGTGATCGTCGCAGGATCACGGTTTACGCCGTTGTAGTAGTCGTCTTCGGCCTGCGCTTGCCAGTCATCCAGAGCAGAATCGACTCGCTCTGCGTCAAAACTGCCAGTCCAGCCCTTGTAGAGCTGGAGCTCGTCAGTTTCGCCATTGAGCGGAACGATTTCGATATTCGTGACTTTCGGCTTCGACTTGAAATTCATCAGTTTTTTGAGCCGGAGCGGCCCATAGGGCGTATTGATGTCAATCGAGACATCCCTCCCCGTGTTGTATCCACCTTGCATGGCGTTCTCCAAATGAAAAACCCGGCGCTAGGCCGGGCTGGGAAGTGGTTCAGCGCTTAGGCGCGCGGGGTGGCGGACGCAACGATCGTGACGGACTGGCCGGCTTCGAGGTTGACGAGGAAGTAGCGGATCACTGACAGATATTTGACCTGTACGTCAGCCTGCATGTAGCCAAGAGCAACCCGTGAATCAGGATTGTTGGTGGCATCGATCTGCACCGAAAAAGCCGGGCCGCCATTGACGTCGCCGATCATCCCCTGCTGAGCCAGGATCTGGAGAAAGCTTTCCATGGTCGACTTGGTGGTGCGGCGCACATCCGGCGTCTGCAGCTGACCGATCACGCCGCCGAACGAGGCAGCAATGGTCAGTGAGATGAAGTTGGTCATCCGGGTGTAGTTGTCGCCGTTCACCGCGCTGTTGCTGGAGCAGTTCAGGCCGGAGCGATGGCCGAAGTAGCTGCCGCCAGGGCAAGGATTGGTGACTACGTCCAGGCGCGCAGAGTTGATCGCGCCGATCTCGGCAATGCTGTACGGCTGCTGCGACAGGTTGCGCTGGGTCGATACCGCGTTGGTGATCGGCTTGTTCAGTGAGCTCTGGTTCGGCGATTGCGCGGCGATCTTGGCTGCCGAGAAGGTCGCAGGAGCGATCATGCGCAGTTGCCCGTTGACTTGGTCCTGCCAGTACACCCAGTCCCCGACCATGACTTTCAGCGTGTAGCTATCGCAGCCGGCGGTGCTGAGCGCGGTACCAACCGTGACGTAGGAAGCGCCCGCAGCGCCCTGCGTGACCATATAGCAGCCTTCGGACAGGCCGTAGGTAACCATGGTTGGCCATTGGGTGCCGTCAGTGAGGTCTACCAGGTTGGCGACCTGTGCCCCGCTGCCGCGCAGGGCGTACATACCCTTGCGCGTCGAGCCAGTCACGCCATCTACGCCGATCAGCACTGCGTCTGTGATGGTTGTGTTGCCGGAGGTGCCAGTCGTGAACGCAATGGTCTGGGTGACAGCGACAGGAGCCAAAGAGGTGGCGCCGACAGTGGCGATCACCAACTGAGACGGGCCGCGAATGCCGGATTGACCGTTGTTCACGGCACTGACGATGTTCTGCCAGAGCGCCAAGCCAGAGCCGGTGATGTTGTCGAACACTTCCGGCGCTACGCCTGGCAGCGAGACGGTCAGCTTCCAGCTGGAGGCGGCCGAACCGGTTGCCAGCGTAGCGCTCAGCGAGTTTCCGAGGGTGCCGGTGTAGAACGCGGTCAGGGTTGCGCCTGTTGCTGCGGCGGTATCCTTGAGCGTGCCGGCTGCAGCAGTATCAGTGCCGTCAGTTACGCGGACTGCACGAATATTCGACGCGCCGCCCTGGATCGAAACGGCAATCGCGGTGCACAGGTCGTACTTGCGCACGGTCTGTGTGCCGAACTTCTGCGAAGCATCACCAGGCGAACCGATCAGTGTTGCGCTGTTAACCGGACCCCAGTCAGATACGCCGACGATGCCGAGAATGTCAGTTGCCACGCCGTTGATGTAGCGGGTCTTTGGCGGAACGATCTGGATGTACAAATCTGGCGCGGTGAGCGCTGCCGTGTTCAAGCCGCCTGCCGGATAGATGGGCATGGCTTTCTCCTAATGAAAAAGCCGCCTCAATGGGCGGCTTCTTGTATGTGGGTTTCGCCTGTTAGGCGTTGGCGACTTTCAGGACGTTGCCCGCGCACTCGCCGGCCAGTACGGCTGCGACTTCATCGGCATCGGCGATCTCTTGGCCGACTTGGTAGTCAGCAAAGGCGAACTTGACGGTCAGCTTGAAGGGCGATGCTGCTTTAGCCTTTGAGGCCGGGGCAGCCACGGGAGTATCTGGGGTATCGGAGTCCATGACGGGCCTCAAGGGTTTCGAGTGATTACAGGGGATCCAGCGGGCGACGGCGAGAGGTTGCTCACTGGAGCGATGACCTCAGCGGCCTGCATGGTTTGCGTAGTGGCGTAGTCGATCAGGTAGAACAGGTCAAGCCGGTAGAGCCCGGCCTTTTGAAGCTGGTCGGTCATCAGCGAGCCGGCCGAACGGATGATCCCGTAGGAGCCGTCCGTGAAGTTGATGCTGTTGCCGTCGGACAGTGCTGAGTCGATCGGACTGGCGACGGCGTCACGCGCGATCGGGGTTGGTGCCCAGACGATGATCTGCACCGACTGCTCCTGGCGCTTCGTTTCCTTGTAGGCCACACCGAAACCACCGACCCGCGCAAAGACGTTGTGAGCGCCTGTCAGCGTGATAATCGGTCCAGAGCTGGAAGCGCCAGGGATCATCGATGCCAGCGCCGTAGAAGCACTCGTCAGCGTGTCCGTGAGCTGCATCGCGTAGACGTAGCTGACGCCGTTTAGGTTGATCATCAGGTTTTGCAGGCTGATGGTCCCGGACAGCGTAACGACCGAGCCAACCACCGCCATGGCGACGGTATGGGTCGGCGTGGTCAGTTGCGTCCAGCTCCGCCCGATGTAACGGGTGGTCTTTCGGTCCTTGCCAGCCGGATAGACGCTGATATGCGCCGAGCCGGCCGCAAGGTCGGTTTCCAGCACGTTCGGAATCGGCCAGCCCGGGTAGACCCGGATTGGAATCCCTGCCGCGCTGGGCTGCCCGGTTCCGCTCGGGTAGGCGATGGCCGCGACCTGCGCCGCGACCTGTTTTAGTACGTCGGTCAGACTCGCCATATCACACCTGTGCCTGCATTGCGGTGATGCGCCACCCCATGTCCGTCAGCTCAGCACTCGAGATCACGTATTTGCGGCCCAATTCGTCGCGGACGATGTCGCTGGTCCGCAACACGACCCCAGGCCAGGCCGGCATCAGGATCAGCCACCATGGAGTCCGGACATCGCCCGGCAGGTTCGTCGGGTTCGATTCTCCTTTGGTGCCTTGCAGGACACTGGCCGGCCAACCCTGCATCAGGATTGCTTCATTGGCTGGCGTATCGCTCGCCCAGCCACCCAAGCCAACTCCCGCATCCATTCCGACGCGCAGTACCGAGACAACCCGGTTCGTCTGCACACAGTAGATTGGAAGCGTGTCCTGCATCGCGGCGATGAAGAACGTGCCCTGATGGCCGACGAGGAAGTCGCCCGGCTCGAAGCTTCGACCGTCGAACAGGCCGAGCCAAGTAGCCTGACCGTACTTGTTCGGCGCGGAGTATTTGAAATTCGTGGTAAACGACGCAGACAGCGTCTGCAAAGCGGTTGACGTCAGCGGGTTATAGGCGCTCGTAGCGCGGAATTGCTGGTAGTCGAAACCGATTCGCTTGGCGGCCTTGCCGTAACCGATGTGGATCTTGTCCTGAAGCTTCAGACCGTCCATGTCAGCCCCTTGCCAGGCTGATGCCGCCGTCGCCCAGTGATGGACCAGCAGGAACGCCGAGGAATCCACACAACTCGCGGCGCCAGATCCGGTACAGGCTCATGCGGTCGCGCACTTCGTTCTTGTTGTGCACCCAGACCGCCGCCTGATCCGTATCGAGGTTCTCGGTTGCAGACAAAACGTCAGTTTCGAGGCCGGCAATCTTGGTCAGGAACGACGCCATCGTGACGGCTTCTTCTGGCCGCAGGTTGTCGAGCCGGTGATTCAGCGTCTGCCAGATCATCGGTGCCACCCAGCCCCACGCCGTGTCGCGGCGGTCATCGAGCGTCACGTCACCCTGCATCGGGTAACCGGCGTAGCGGCGGGCGTCCGACTTTTGCTGATCAGTAAGCATGCTCGGCCCCTGCTAGTGTTGGTGGTCGCCGGTCTGGCGGATTACTGCGAATTCTTGTCTTTCGACGGTTTCTTCTCGACGTACAGCTTGTGCACCGCTTCATCGAAGCTCGCGGCGTCGATCAGCACGTAGTCGCCCTGGTCTTCACTCCACGGCTGAACTTTGATTGGATCTTCGTTCATGTGTTTCTCCAGAAAGGAATGGCCCGAGGCCGAAGCCCCGGGCGCAGTCATCAGCCGAGCAGGATCGAGCAGTGCTCTGGCTTAACCATTGCAACGCCCCACGCAACAGCTACTTCGTACTGGATCTGACGGTATTGCTCGTAGATCGAGATTTCAAAGGTCAGGCCGCTCACCGGATCGGTGATCAGCATGCGATCTTTGGCGCTGTCGCCGCCGGCTGGCAGTGCAGGCGCGCGGGTGGCCAGCGCGATGGCCGACTTAGCGAACGCCATGTTGCGAGTTGCGGCAGCCACGATGGTGATCGCGGTGGCAGCAGCCGGGATCGCTTTACGCAGGCCAGGAGCCGCCAAGGTGATAGCGCCACCGTTGGAGACGTCGGAATCGCCGGATGCGAGCAGGTATTTGTTGGTGTCGCCCGCGAAGGTGATGATGTCACCTGCCAGCAAGGTGCCAGTGCCTGCTACTGCCAGGGTGATGACGGTCGCGCCGACAGCGTAGCCTGCGGTATTGGTGGTGGACGAAGCACCAGTGCCCGCAACCACAGTCTTGACCTGGGCAGACTCACGAATCGCGAAACCGTGGATGTCCAGCAATACGCCGCGGCGCAGCATGCTGGTGTCGTCGGCTTCGTTGGCCTTGGTCAGCTGGGCCAGGGTGCGCATGTTCGCGCCGGCCGAGGTGTCGATGACCAGTTGGAGGTCGCTCATTGGGGCGCCGTTGTCGGCCAGGATCTTGCGCATCTGCGCCGGATCGGACAGGTTCGAGGCGAAAGGCGTCGAGCCGGCGGTGCCGTAAGCGCGGGAGGCTTTGGCATGCAGTCCGGCAAGGTCGGCTTCCATCTCATTGACCAGCGCACGCATGGCCTGGGTGAACTGGTCACGCAGGATGATGTTGTACGACGCGCCGTTGTTGTCCAGGCCGCGCTTTTCCTCGCCGTTCCAGCGCACCGGTACTCGGCGAGCCTTCTGGATGGTCATCGACACGGAGCCAATGGTCTGGTCGCCGTCGTTCGGCGGGGTCACTGCCGGAGTGATGTCGGATGCAGTTGCAGCCGGCGCCACTGGGGAGGTGACGGTTTGGCCTACAGCGGCGCGGTCAAAGGTCATGTCGGACGACACTGCCGGCACGAAGCCGACCAGTTCGCGAGACACTTTGTCCATCGCGTTGTAGATCGTGGTTGTCAGGCCGGTGAGAGTGTTGCTCATGGATTGCTCCTAGGGATCATTCGGTCAATTCACCGCCCGCAGTGATGTGTGCATGCCTGCCCTGAGGGTCAAGTGCATCAAACTGCGCGCGCGTGATGGTTTTTTTGCCTTGGCCGCCATTCCCACCGTTGTTCGAAGCGCCAGAGCCAGAAGCCCCAGTGCCCTTCAAGATGTGATCGCGGTGCGGGTATTGCTCAACGAGGGTTTCAACTGCTTCATCGAAGTCAGCGATCTCGCCAGGACGGGTACGGCTGTAGATTTTCTGGCCGTGTTGGTCGTAGGCGACGGGCTTGCCATCCTCGACTTTGAAGGCGGCGCCGAATTTGGACTGGACCAGGTCTGCGGGGATTGCCAGCTTGTCCGCGATGTACTTGGAACGGCTGAATGCACCGCCGATCTTTTCTTCGTAGAGTTGCTTTTCGAAGGTCTGCGCCTTGGTGGACCACTCATCAACCTGGCCTTGAAAGGCTTTGCTGATTTCGTTGCGCACCACGTCGATCTCGCCGGCATCCACCAGCTTTTTTTGATCGAGTTTCGACACGATTTCGAGGGCCTTCTTGGCGGCAGCACCATCCGTGATCCCCTCGAAGGCTTTCAGAGCGGTTTCAGCCGTCTCCTTGCCTTCGCGGTGTGACTTGGCTTCTGCATTCAGGCGGGTGATGGTGTTGACGGTGCCGGGAGCGTCGAAAGGGACCTCCTTGCCATCGTCGTGCACATACACAGGCTTGCCGTCTTGCAGAACTGCGTGGCCTTGGTCATCCAATTTCAGTTTCAAAGTGATATCTCCAGGCATCCGCCCATTTGTTGAGCCATCCGGCCCGCTGCGGCGCTATCCATCCGGAATCGCGCCCATAAAAAAGCCCCGGCGAGTGCCAGGGCTGTATTCGGTGTTCGTTTATTGCTGCGGGGGTTGGGTGGGTTCAGGCATAGGCTGTGTTGCGACCTTGGCCTTTTCCTCATCCCAATCGATCTCATCGCTGAGCAGACCGCGGCGCTGCACTTCCTCGAACAGGCTTTGATCGGACAGAATTCGCGCCTTGTTGAGGCTCAACAGGAACGGCATGGTCAGCTCGGGGGCGAAATCGATGTCGAAGTTACCCTTGACTTTGACGTGTCCGCCGTCTTCGATCTTCATCCAAAGCGCGAAGTAGTGGAGAACCTGGTCAAGTGCGTCCTCGAGCTGCCCAGCCATGGTTTGCAGCGGACTCATCTCCTGAGCCGCCTCCTCCTCTGACTGGGAGGCCGTCTTGACGGTCTGCTTTTCCTTCTGGAGCAGTTTGGCCCCAGCAAGGCGCATATCCTCGACCAGATCCAGCAGCGATTGGCGACCAGCTTCGATGGCCTTGCCGGTATGCTCGACCCACTTCATGTCGCAGTTGGCCGGTAGACGCGTAGCCGCTCCTGCGCCGACGGTGATCGATTCGCCTTCATCCAGCCCAATCACAGCCAGCATCGGCACCCGGGCAACGTGCAGGATGTTGTCCTGATCGCTTTGTGACTGCCAATGCTTGATGTTCATGTTCGCCAGCTCGAGGAGCGGCGGCGTGGCGGCGAGGAAGCCGGTGCGTTTGGTGTAGAAAGTGGTAAGCGGAATGACGTCGAGGCTGGTCAGCCCTTCAGCGTTCAACTGCCAGGTCTTCTGGCCCTTGCCGTCATCGACTTCGATGTAGGTGGACCAGGAGCCAGGTTCCAGCACGCGGATCTGTTCAACGTCCTTGGTGCCGAACTCGCCGTCGTCAACCGAAACGCACTCCTTGTACCGGAACTGCGTCAGCACCTGCTCGCCAGATTTGTTTGCTGAGCGCCAGCCAAGCACTTGGCCAGGCTTGATGACCACCGCGTAAGGCCGAACCCCTGCCGACTTCTCGTCAGCCTTGGTTTTCAGCCCTTCAGCTTGCGGGTGATCGACCAGCACATGGAAAATTCCATGGGACAGGCCGCCGCTGAACAGTGACTGAGCCCAGACCTGCAGGTTGTTGCCCTGGAGGTCGAAGTCCTCGGCCATTTCCTTGATTTGGTCCGGCACGTCGTCGGTGAGCGTGATCGGATCAGCGAAGACGCGGCCGGTCATGTTCTGCACCGTCTCGCTCAGAGCAGGGAGTAGCGTCGAAGCCTTGAGCCGTGACTGATAAGCGTCCGGCTCTTCCTTTGGCCACTTCGGCAGGAACTGAGTGTTCGCTGCACGCATCGCCCTGGTGCCACCCATGAGCGCGTCGATGATGGCCCAGTCTTCGCGCATGTCATCGACGACCTTGAGCGTTTTGCTTGGATCGTCACTGCTCATAATTACATTCTCAGAGGTTCTTGGGTGGCGGTGCGCGTTTTAATCGGATAGCGCTTCGCAATGAAGTAGCCCGCTGCGTCGTTCATGTGGTCGTGACCCTTCTTCGGATCTTTGTCAGGCTCGCCCTTGTCGGTGTAGGTCTGACGCTCCAGGCACATGGTGAGCTGGGGGCATTGGTCAATGTTGACCTTGAGCCGGCGCTCGCCGTAGGTGTTCAGGAACATGGCGTTCACAGAGTTGACGCGATCTTTCACGCCCGGGTTGGTTGAGTCGACGACGACGGTGAAGCCAGCCTTCTTCAGAAGCGACAGGTCCGACTCACTGGCGTTCTTGCTGCTGGTGTTCTGGCCGCTAGCGTCTGGGTAGACCGCTATGCCGTGGCCCTGGAAGCGCGCCTGGATCTTCTCGATCATCTCTGGCGTGTCGCGCACTCCGTGAAACTCGTCCAGGGCCAGGGGGAGTCCGTCGCGCACGACGTAAACCACGGCCGCCATCTTCATGACGTTGAAGTCCATACCGATATGCAGGGCTTCATCGGGCTTGATTCGCTCATTGGTGCGGCACTCGACACGATTGAACGTGTAGTAAACGACACCCGAATAGCTCTCAAACCCCGCCTCGTATTCTTGGCGAAAGGTGCGCGGGTCCATCTTCCGGCAAGCGGCCTCAAGCTCTTCTGGGGGGACGTTGCCACCCTGAAGCGAGGTGTATTGCCAGCTTTTGTGGTCAGGCTCGCCGCCTTCCTGCCCGTCACGATAGGTGTCGTAGCAATGGTTGAATCCTTTTGGCGTGCCAATGCGCAACGCATGGCCACCTTTGCGCAAGCCGATGCCGGGAACCGAGTATTGACAGGTCGATAGCATCGGGCGCAGGACTTCTTCCCAGGCTGCGTACTTGCAGTCGGCCCATTCATCCACCAGGGCGAAGAACAGGCCGGACCCACGCAGGTCATCGTAATTGTCGAGGCCGACGCAGCGCATGACGTGGCCAGACTTCAGCACGATCGAGCATTCCGTCTCGTTAGGGCGAGACTCACGCCAGGCGGCAGGAATCGCCTGCTTCAGCCGGCGCCAGAACACGCGCTTAGCCTGTTTGAACGTCGGCGCGCAATACCAGATCTCATCCTCGACGCTAACGCCCCATTCCGCAGCTAGGCGGGCAGCACGGCGCATCTCAGCCTTGCCGAGGAACGTCTTGCCAAACCGGCGGCCACACACGGCATCACGGAAGCGCGCTTCAGGCTGGAAGCCCCAGCAGTAAATGTTCGCCTGCTTCGGCGTCAATTTGACCGGCGAGTCAAAGGTGCGGGGTAGTCGGGACATTCTCGTCTGGCTCCAGCGTGTACTCAGCAACGGCGTGCTGCTGATCCGCCTGGGAGCCCAGGGGCTTTTCAGGTTCAAGGCGGCGATTCATATAGACATCGCCCACCTCTTTGGCGGCCTGCTCCAACAACTGGGCAGTCAGCGCCATGTTCTTCATGTTCTCGGCTTTCTCAGCCATTCGGCCAAGTGCTCTGAGTCGATATGCTCTGTTGGCGATCGGGATCTCGGCAGTCTCTTCACGGAATCGCTTGCGGGTGTCGTGAAACAGCGTCACCCACTTCGCAGCCAGCCCCTTGCTCGAAGCCTTTGTCGGGTCATGGCTTTCAACCTGCTGGCGAGTCAGAACCACGCCGAATTCGTTCTTGACGGCCTCGACCACCTGAGAGGGTGTGTCAAAGCACGCCAGAGCCTGAACGATGAAGCTCTTCACCTCATTTTTCAGGGCCGCCATAAATTCTTATCCGTCTAGAGCCTGTCTAGAGTCAGGCGGACTTGAGCAGACAGGTCCCGCAAGCCCTCGCAATATTCAATTTGCCTACCTCAGCAGGTTTGTTTGCAGCATCCACCAACACCTGAACGTCTTCGCTCGCACCGTAGCGGCGAACCACTCCGACGAACTCTTCAGCGTCGTGGCCGCGCATCTCAAGCTTGGGCAATCCTTCCTGCGTGAACTTGGGAGCACCGTACCCATCCTTCGCTTGAGCGATGTGGTAGCACTCGTGTTCAGCCAGGGCGCAGAAGTCGATATCCGAGCACTCGGCGCAGTAGTCAGCAGCCAGGGTGATGATGTAGGCCGGCACCCGGCCGAACCAATCGAACATCTGCTGTTCCATTCGGGCCTTCTGCCATCCACCAGCACGGAACGCTACCTGCTCAGCCTGGCCCAACACAAAGCGCCCTTGCTTGCCGAACCCTGATGAGGCCCAGAGGAAGCAGATGTCAGCATCGATCAAGTGAGCGTGGTCTTCGTTGTGCAGCTCTCCGTCAATGGAGAACACCTGAGTCTGGAGCCACTCAAGTACCTCTGGCGCAGGGATGAGCCTCAGGCCCAACTCAGCTAACTCCGAGAGCTCAAGGATCGACGCAGGAGGCATTGGGCGAATCACGACTCGACCTTCACGGTGAGCGTTCTGATCTTTCCGCCAGTGCAGCTATCACGCTTCATGGCCATCTCTACGGCTTGGTAGGCAGATGCGCCCATGTCCATTGCTGTGAGGGCGTGAACTGAGCCTGAGCCGATTGCGTAGGGCCTGTCAGCGAGCACAACGCTCTTCCAGACACCTTCGCCATCGTTGTGACCGATACACCAGACGCCCTTTGCATCGACCATCAATGCACTTGCACCAATGTTCACGAGCTCAGCGCCGAGGTAGGCATCAATGAGTCGGGAGTAGTCAGCCGTGTAACCAGCCATCACAAACTTGATGCCGTCGCGCTCTACGCACTTGTCGTAGTCGTCGTAGGAGATCACTGAGCCGCTGGTGACTCGACCGTCATAGGCGATCACGCCGTCTTTGTAGGCAATGGTCGTCATGGGTTCACCCTATCTTTATGCCGCGCAACACCGTGGCTACGACACGATCATAGTCAGGCTCAAGGCCTGTTAACTCGGACATGATCCGCACGCCAGTCAGGTAGGGGTTAACCCACCACGCGAGCTTTATGCTCACAGTGATGCTCGTGGTGCTCATTCGATAGGCCTCACAATGATCTTCCCCCATACCGGATGGATATCCACTGTTTCGCCATCAGAAGAATGCAGGGGTTGATCAGCCACCACTGCAACGCCAGCAAGCGTGTCGCACCAGATGACATGATTCAGTTCTGATCCATCCAAGATGACAAGTCTTCGGCCCCGCCCATCACCTGCGTGGTGCACATGGGCACCATATGGTTCGCTCATTGGCTCGCCTCGTCAGTAGGGATGATCTCGCGGTATCGCTTGGCAATGCGCGCCTGGGCCTGCAGCTTCTCTTCATCGGCTTCAAGGCCGGCGAGATAGGCGAAGGTGTGCACGCCAACGACGTAAAGCCTGAACCACCACGGGTAGTAGGCCTTCAATGTGAGCGTTGCCATGGCGTCACCGCGCGGGATCTGCAATGCATTGCGCAACTACCGAGGATTCCTAGGTAGTTTGAGCAATCTATTGCGTGTAGAGAGTGGCGCCCGCACGAAGCCTGGCACCCTTTGGTTTAACAGATGACCTGGATCGGTTGGCCGAGGTATGTCTCACCGCTCGCAACACGGCAGGCCTTGCCGATAGCATCAGCAATGTCGCGCGAGCGTGCCCCTGGTGGGAAACTGATACTCGGGTTGATCTTGAATTCAGGCGTAACCTTCACGAATACCGTCTTCAGGTGCTCGGCGATCGACCGCCATTGCTCGGGCGATGGCTGCTCCATGGATGGATTCAGTTCGGCGAACCCGTTCAACCAATAGGCGAACTGCTCGGGCGTCATTTGGGATCACCTTCAGCGACCGGCACGGTTACGCCCGGTTGCGGGATGGCACGCACCAGAGCGATGCCGGCAGCTAGCAGGCCATTCACGGCAGCGAACAGCTCAGGGCCGACGAACACCTGCAGCGCTGGCCAGAAGTAGGCAGCGGTATTGAGCAGGGTCAACAGGCCAGCCAACTGAACGCTGTACATCTTCCAGAGCTGTTGCCATTGGGGAATCAGGTTCATGTCTTGTCCGCCTTGGTGGTGTCGTTGTTCAGGCATTGCTCACAGTGCAGGTATCGGCAGAGCCAGCCTTTGACGACGGGCCAGTGGTTGGCGACGAACCAGTGTCTCAGCCCAGCCAATGCAAGGGCTCCGTGGAAGGTGACGCCGGCAGTCGTCGGGCTGAAGAAAACTGTTTCGCCCCGGGATGCGATGGCAAAGCCTGACAGCGCAATGGCCGCATAAATGACCTTGCCCACAATCCCGTCCTTGACTTTCTTGCTCAAGACGCACCAGGTTGCCCAAGCAACGATCGTGCTGATAAAGATAGTGCTCAGTAGCTGAAGGCTCATTGGCTGCCTCCCCCGAACTTTGACTTGATCAGGTCAACGATCAAGCCCCAGACATCGGCGGCTTTTAGGGCGCGAGTTACAGCGGCAAGAAGAGATCCACCAAAAGCGCCAAGCAGGAAACCTATGCAGGCAATCCACGGTGGGTCTGTCATCTTGAAGAACTGCGCGATCGGCCCAGTGAAGTACAGGGAGCACATGCCGCCCGTGACTACAAACACGCCCCATGAGAGCTTGTCGGGGATATCGTCCTTGTGCCAGATACTGGCAAGCATGGCCGAGACAAGCCCAGTCAGTAGCCAGTCGGCTCCGCTGATCAGGCGCTGAAGGAAATCTCCCATGCGCTCGACCTCTCAGTTGCATGCGTGAAATAAAAAAGGTGCCGTGTGAGGCGCCAAAACCACTGGGGAGTGGTGATGAATAAGTCAGCCACAGCAGCACTCCCGGCTTAGAGCGACGGGTGTGGCCGGGCTGAAATAGAAAAGCCCAGCGCGATGGCTGGGCTTTGGAATTTTTGCCGGTTACCTTTATCCGGCGCCGAGTGTTTCCACCTGGCGGTGCGTTCCGATCTGATCCGCAACGATGCGCTGCTTCACTGTCGGTGTAGCTTGATGCAGATGGCCGGCGCTGATCTCCGGCCTGGGGTTGACTCGTCTTCGGGTCCCGGACTTATGCCGCTGGCTGCCCGCCTAAACTAGCGCATCAGCCTGCGCATTCATCTGCATTGGCCATGACCCTACTCCCCTGCTTCATCAGTGCACTGAGTTTGGCGGATCTACACAAGGTAATGGCCGATAAAGACGGCCGCATCTGCGGGCCCTTGGCGTTGGTTGTGTCTGGAGCGGATAGAGAGAATCGAACTCTCGTCGTCAGCTTGGAAGGCTGTCTAGCGACCTACGCCACCCGCAAAGCAAAAAGCCCGACTCAGCGGCCGGGCTTTCTTCCTGTCATCACCTACATGCGCAAGTACGACAGGATGACGGAATAATACGAATTGGCGAAATGTAAATCAAGCGGTATTTATGTCGAACTGCTTAATTTCTTGATCCTTTCACGAAGATGAGCATCATTCTCGGTCCAGAGGCCCCAATCAGGATCCCAATAGCAATGGTCGTTGGGCGCTTCTTGCGCATCCGCCCCGTAAGTTTTTCGAGTTATATGCCGGATATCCAGCGCAGGCCCGGACAGCTCGGATACCTTTACCTTGATCATCGCTCACCTCTTCCGATCTGCTCACCGTGGCAGATCATCCTTTCGATGGTGCGCGCCCGCTCAGCCTTATCAATAACGCGCTTTGGGCGATTCTTCATTTCGAGCTCAAATCTGGCGGTAGCAGCCTTGCTTGAGCAAAACCTGGCCGCGACAAGAATTGAGAACAGCGTGATGCCGATGATTGCGAGATCGATCATGCTTCACCTCGGACCTGGCGGATCTTGGCTTCAGGGCCTTCAAAATGAAAGGTGAAAGACATTTTCCGGGCAGCATCGAAAGAAAGGTGATCTAATTTTACCTTCATTGTCGAAGGATCTAGCCCTCTTGACTCGATGTCGGCCCTGATAAGGCGCTCCGCTTCTTCAGGTGAAACAACACTCAAGTCGATGTTCATTGCATTGCTCTCCCTATCTCAGCAGCGGCGCGGACGATGGCGCGGCGTATCCTTGCCATATGGTCAGGAGGACCGTACTCACTTTCTACAGCCCACGCAGAAGGAATAGCACCATCCACAGTCTTCGCTTCAATTCCGCGACCATCGCAACTCACTACCAATCCTGCTTGAGCAGCAAGCCTCAGCGCATCGCCGTCGTCGGCTAGCGGATGCCAGTAGTGAATTACTGACCCCTTGTGAATAACGTGGAGCCCCTTAAGCGTTCCGTCAGCGAGGATTACCGCTGACGGGCTTTCAAACCCAGCGGCCTTGGCCGCAAGCTCAAGCAATTCTTGATCAGTCATGTTTCCTTGCCCTCGACATGCACGCCTCCAAGCCTCCATCCTTTCTTGGTGAGCCTCAGCGATGCGCATTCTTTCAGTTGGACTAAGATAAATCATGCCGCCCGCTCCCCAAGTACGCCCGCTTCCTCAAGAATCAATTGTGCTTCCACCAGCGCATCATCCACAAGGCTTTCCAGAGTCTTCTTGATGGCCTTGTTCCAGAGCTGGTAGGTGCGCTCGCTCATACCCTGGTTGTCCCAGGTGCTCATGTCGTAGTTCGAATCGGCGAGGATGATCGCGCCGTCCCGCTGGCAGGTTCCGCGCTTGGCCGCCGATGCGTTGGCGCGCTCAACTGCGGCCCTTGCTGCCTCTACCCGCCACGCTGGTACATCTTCATCGAACTGAGGCGCCTTGACCTTTACAGGCTCCCGACGCACACCTTTGATCTGCGGGATCGCCCATGCGGTGACAGCCTTCTGCGTGAAGAGTTGCGGCGCCGGGCTGGTTACGATCGCCACCAGCCGGCCAGTCGCTTCGATCTTGCGGCCGTTGTGCGTGCTGAACTTGGCGGTCAATGCGAACCAATGCCGCGGGCTCAGGATCTTGTGCAGCAGTTTGTGAACGATGCAGTCCTGCAATAGGGCCGCTTCCTTGCCGACGATCTCCCCCTTCTGCTTTGCGCACTGCACCTTCGGTTCGAAGTCGCAGCCCCCGGCCGAGTTGATGGTTTCGGCAGCCAGAGCGCGCACGACTGCGGATACAACGTTGCGATACGTCATCAGAATAATCTCCCCAAGGATGCGGCAAAGGCGTACGGGTCGCGGCACTTCTTGCTCAAGTTGCAGAACTGGCAGGAGATAACGAGATTCGAAATCTCATGCTTTCCACCGCGAGCCAGCGGCTCGTAGTGGTCAACGTGGAATTGTTCAGCGCAGTCCTTCGCGCACCAGTGGCAGACCTTTGGCTGCAAGGCAGTCCACGCAACCAGCTCACCATTGGATACACCCTGCATGGAGGCTCTCCGCCTAGACTGCGACGCTCGCTTGCTCGCCCTGCTTCTTTCTGGGTTGGCGGCTCGCCAATCAGCCATCCATTGAGTGAATTTTTCTCTGTTACGCTCCCGGTACTCCTTGCCGTACTGCAATCTTGCCTCTTTGTTTCTCTGGTAATGAGCGTTGGTTGCAAGCCGTTTTTTCGCAACAATTTCAGGCTTGCTTGAACACAGATTTTTGCAAACTACACAGCTGCCAGAACTGGTCTGTCTCGGAGAGATATGTCCGTGCTTGCATGGCTTCCCTGTCGAGTAGTAGAGATCGCCTGCATCCATCGCGACCCGCCTTGGCGAGGGACTCATAAGGCCCCCACTTTCAACATGTCGGAATTGATCGTCAGGCGCCCTACCTCGCCGTATGCCTTGTGGTAGGTGATGACCTTGGCGTCACGGCCACTGATCCAGCCGCCGCGGCTTGCGTAGGCATCAGGCGCGGCCAGGGTGCGGTGCTGCTCCACGATCATCAGGTTGTTTTCCTTGATGTCGACGTGGTGCAGGTGCCCCAGGTGCGCGTAACTGTGCTGGGTGCGGCCGAAGACCTCGCGGAACTTGGCCACGAACACGTCCGCCACTGCCGTCGGCTTCTTTTTGTGGCCATGGTGGAAGAAGAGGCTGGTCTGCCCGTGCTCGACGCAGTAGTAAGGATCCGGGCTGCGATCGACGGTGATGCGCGGCTCGTTCTCGTAGATCGCGGAGAACCATTCGCGCAGCCAGATGGAGCTGGCAGTGTCGTGGTTGCCCTCGGCCATAAGGACGTGAACCCGTTGGTGCTTGGTCAGCAGCATGTCGACAACGCGGCGGGTCACGCGAATTGCCACACGCACCAGCTTCTGGAACCGGGTGTCAGCGTCGAGCAGGTGCTTGCTGGCAGGCGTCACGGCATCGAGGCCGTCCCAGTGCAGATAATCACCGAGTTGCGCGAACACGCCGATTTCCGCATCCGGCGCCATGCTGATTGCAGTGGCAAACCATGCGACCAGCTGCTGCTCGGCAATGCTCAGGTCGTAGTCGGCGCCGGTTTCCTCGTGCCAGGACAGAAGGCCAAGGTGGTAGTCCGTGACGACGTAGCAGTTCAGCAGGTCGGCGTTACAGGCGGCCGGGGCCTGAGCAAATGCCATGCGCGGCAGATCATCGCCCATCGCAGCAATGGCCGCCTCCATAATTGCGCGCTGACGCTGCTCATCTGCTGTCGATTTAACCCATTGAAGCACCGGTGCCTTCACCCCCTCCTTGTACAGGCTGGACGTCCCTTTCAGCCTGAAGCCGTCCGGCACGATGTGCGTCATGTCGTGCTCAGGGCTCCAGCCTTTGCGCCTAAGGGTTGCAACATGCCGCTCCAGCGTTCGGATGTTCAGTCCGAGATGCACTGCAGCCTGGGCCTGGGTCATGGAGGCCAGCGCTTCAATGATCTGCTCATCTTTGACTTTGCGTTCGGCCATTATTGAGCCCCTGCAATGGTGTAGTGCTGAGGGCTTTTGTCTGCGTGAACTTCCTTCAGGCGCGCTACGTGAGGCGTCAGGCTATTGATCAGCGCACGGTATCCGCCCGGGGCCTGCCGGTCGTCATTGAGCTTTCCAGCGGCTTCTGCGTCGACAATGATCGCCAGGCAGGCGAGCGCATGGGCCAGATGGGGAAGTCCGCTGTCAGGATCGGCAGCCTCGCCCTCAAACCATGCATTCAGGTGACGACTCGCTGCGTCGTAGTAGATCGAGGCGCGAATACCTGTCTCGCGGAAATTTGAACGCCCGTACTTGAGCATGCCATCCAGCAGGCCAAGGCTGCCGAGTGCAGTGGCAGTTGCCGGCCATAGGTGCATTGGGATTTTCCCGCAGCCAATGAGATCCTTGGGGTTCGATTGTTTCAGCTCTGGATGGTATTCGCTCATGCCACTTCCCCCATCGTCGATTTAAGGTGTTCGATGCATGCCGCCTTGGCCTTTTCGAAGTTGTGGCCGGAATACAAAAGCTTCCCTTCTGGCGTTCGGGCTGTGAATGCCCAGCCAGTGCCAGCCCGGTTGGCGTATCGGCGAACTTCATACCTTTGGTGTTTCCAGTTGTTCATGGCCGCACCTTCGGCATTGTCAGCGGCTTCCATTGCTGGATGTTGCGGTAGAACTTCCCGGCTTCGCGGTCGACGATGCAAGGCGCGAATGGATGCTTCTTGTCGAACTGTCCAGCCTTGAAGCCGTCGCCCCACGGAACGACAATCCATTGCCCGTGTTTTGGCTGGCGTGATTCGGTGTTTATCCACGTCATGGCCGCACACCCCGCGCAATCCGGTCCCGGCGCAGAACCTGGCGGATCGATGCGCTAAGACCTCCGCCGAGAATGAGGAAGAAGGCAATCCACAGGTTCAGCAGGATTTCGCTTGGGATGTTCATGCGGTTAGCCTCTTGAGTTCACGGGTCTTAGCGCGGTATTCGGCGGTGATGGCTTTCATGCAGCACCACGCATACTGTCTTGATACTTGCGGATAATGTCTTCGCGACTAAGCCCCTTGCGGGATAGGTAGTAGAACGACGAGATAGGGATGGACAGACACTTCATCCACTCTGTTGTTAGCTTAGAAACACCATCAACAGCTATGACTTTCTCTTTCAGATTTTCTTTTGCTAGCAACTTGTCTGGAGAAACTCCGGCGTGCACTCGCTGACGGATTACGTCCTGATTCATACCGAGTTTGTCAGCCCACTCCGGTACGCTTAATCGAACGCCATCACTCTCAATGAAAATGCTTCTTGATGTATTGGCTCCTTGCTCTTTTGCAGTTTCCCACCTGCAATTCGCTTTGCAGTAGTTACCGTTATTGTCGATTCGCCCGATTGAGTGAGAGGGGCTAGGCTTGCCTCCCATATCTGCATAAAAACTCTCAAAGCTTTTCCATTCGTCACATACCGATATCCCTCGTCCGCCATATTGCGGATATCGCTCAATCTTTGGATTTGTGCAGCGATTCCACATGCGATTCCAAACTTGATACTCATCTCGCTTAGACATGCCGTGGGTAGTTGCGCGCTTGCTAGTGGTCTCGCGCGACAGGCATCCGCAGCTTTTGGACTTGCCCAGCTCTAGATTGCTCGCGCCAATCATCTTTTCATTGCCGCACTCGCAGCGGCATAGGTGCCGGTAGCAGCCACCCTTGAACTCAGCGCGAACAGCTAGCACCGTGAGACGATGGAAGATGTCACCAACTTTAGTTTCTCGTTTAAGCAACATGGTCAAACCTCGCCTCACGTATCTTCCGGAGAATTTTTATACGGCGCTTGAAAATGATCTTTATTCTTACCAGATACTCAATAGAAAATACTTTAGCCTTATGTGGGCAGTATAACTTTTCTACACGGTCAAAGCCTAACTTTTCTATGAGTGCAGCCTTATACATAACTGCATTTGCAGATAGGTATCGGTTACACCTAACGCATTGTTTATTTATATTAAACAGGTTGAATCTTGTTTCCGGACTTGCTCCAACTGACCTCAGGTGACCAGCATCCCAAACATTTACACGATCATCCGGATAAGATGTTCCGCATGATATGCATGGCAACTTTCTGTCACGCTCTCTTACGTAAGCGTTTACAGCAGCCTGAGCCTCACGCATGTACTGACCCTTCGGCTTAACGCGCTCCTTGGCCTCTCTCAGCTCCTTGCGGCCTACATCGGCAAGGGCCTTGCGAGCCTTGTCGTGGTTCTTCGGCGCATCGATGATCGCGCAGGCAACGCTGCATACCGCCTGACCCAGGCGCGCAGGCACGAATGAGGCCCCGCAGGATTCGACGCGGCACTTCTTGGCGCGGGGTGGTTTCGACTGGAGGCTCATGCCGCCCTCCTCTCGCCGTAGATGGCGTACATCAGGTCGTCCGGGTGCGGGAGCAGCAGTTGCAGGTGTTCGGCGCAGTAGGCGTCCAGCAGCTCAAGGTACTGGGTCATCTCGGCGATGGTGAACTTGCGGGTTTTGGCCCGGCCGACGCGGTACTTAGTACCGTCCGGAAGCTGCACCGGATGAACCTCTGCAGGCCACAGCTTCGATACCAGGATCTCGTGCCACTCTTCGGAGCTGGCGAGCTGGCCGAAGGATTCGCGCAGGTGTGTCTGGATCAGCCCGTTCCACATCCACAGCATTTTGTTTTGGGCGTCACTGCGCTTGCTGCGGACTTCGACGATGGTCAGCTTGCGAGGCTTGGCCAGGTCCAGTGCCGTCAGGTAGCCGATCAGGCGGGTACGGTCGGATTCGTTGCGAAGCATGAGATCTGTCATGGCTCCTCCCGATCAATCATGGTGCGCAGGTCGCGATCAAGGTCATGCACCGGCACCCAGTCGTGGCCGATGTTCATCTGCACAGCGACTTGATCATTGCTCGGCTGGTCGCACTTCTTGCGCAACCATGTGTAAAGGATGTGCGTTTCGGATAGGGCTTGAACGTTCTGATCAAGCACTCCGTTTCGGCGCCAAGCCTTTTCCAGTTCCTCGCCCAGCCGATCAATTTCTTCGTCGAGAAGGATATTTTCGGCTGCCATGATCTTGCTTCTGCCGAAGCCGAACATGTAGCCGCCCCAGAATCCGAACAAGATCGCGGCTGTAACAGCCAAATAAAATTGGTTGCTCATGCTCTGCGCACTCCCTGCTTAACCAGCGCCACCCGCTCAGCACAACCCACACACAGCTTCACGCCCTGGACCGCATTGCGACGGCCTTCCGGAATGTCATCGCCACACTCTTCGCACTCTTTGGCGCTGATGCCGGTGTAACGGGGGATCTGGGCAAGCGCTTGATCGCGGACTTGTTCAATTACGATATCGGCGGCGTCGCAGATGTCAGTCATGGCTATCTCCCGAGAAGCTTCCAGGGCAACCCAGCGCCTTCTCCAGTCGATAGATGATTTTCAATCTAGGTTTGCATTTGCCATCTTCGTACCTAGAGATCATTGATGCGGAAACACCAACCAATTCAGCTAGTTCTTGCTGACCAAGCCCTTGAGTAGCACGCAGAAATGCAAGTTTCTCAGAGAACTTTAAGATTGCTTTCGCTTGCGAGCCTTGACGAAGATTTTCGTTTTCAGCCCTGAGCGCTTCGTTCTCTGCAATCAAACCGGCAATAGTTTCGATAGTGCAGACTTCGAATAGCGCGTCACATGCCTTGCGGAAGGCGCGGGCGTCGGTGCAATTTTCAGCCAAGCAAGCATCGAGCAGCGGCTTCAACTCGCTGTAAATTTCGCTATGTTCAGTCATTGGGAAAGCTCCTGATTCTTGTTCTTGCCGAATTTCGCGAGCAGCAGTGCGCGGGCGGACTTGCCGTCGGCCGGAATGCCTTGCTGAAGGATTCGTGCTTGGGTTTGTTGGTCGGCCAGTTCGTTGGCCAACTCGAAGGCGGTCTTCTGGCTGTCGTGACCGATGCCGGTGAGGATCTTTCCGTCGAGCGGCCGACCTTCCTGAGCGCGGCGGATCACGATTACGTAGGCCCGGTCGAAGCGAGCGCGAATAGCCTTGTCGTCCTGCTTGGCGGCGCGCAGGTCAAAGATGCCAGTCTCGTTGGCAGCGATCCGGACGCCTTCGTGGCTATAGGAGCCCATGAGAGCTTCCATCCATGCGTCCGAGGTATTCGGCATGCCGAAAAGCTCAGGCCCTGGTGTGCACCAGTCGATAAATTGGCCGACACTGGGGGCAAAGGGAGATGTGCTGCGGCGGCACTCTTCGATGCCGTAGCGGACTTGGTCGAGATTGCTTAGCCCGGCGTCAATGAAGCGCTTAGTCCAACTGCGCATCGCTGTGTTCTTCGATGCATCGTCTGGCCAAGCCTGTTTCCATGCCGGAAAGATCGCCTGTAACTCACGAAATATCTTCTCAATGACTTCGCCTGTCTGGTCATCGACAACGCCCAGTGGGGCCTGAGCGACAGGAGTAGCGCCAGTGCCGGATACGACCATGGCCCTGGCTTGGCGAGTTAGAGCGCCGACGCGTTTCACAGGTCGTTACTCGTATCGGTGCGCCATGCGGTGCTGTAGAAATCGGGGCTGGTCGATGAGCCAGATTGCTTGTTGTCTTCGGCCAGGCGCTTGGCGACCCACTCCATCCTGAAACCTTGCCAGCCTTGCAGGACAGCTTGCTTCATGGCGACGTCGGCAGAGATGCCAGCCTCAACGCAGCGATCAAGCTCGGCGTTCAGCGAGTCCCAAACTGTTTGGCTCATGGCAGCGCGCTTAACCTTCCTGACCTTGAGCCAGTCAGAAATCAACTGCTCAGTGATCAGGTGCGGGTTGTTGGCGAGCATTTGGATCTTGCCAAAATCCGAGGCGCATTCCGGTTTTGGTTTGCGAGGTGCGCGCTTCGGCTTAGCAAGGGGGGGATTAATCTCTTCCGAAGGAAGAGTTAATAGGGTTTCTTTCTTTGTATAAAGAAGGCAAGTTGCCGTTTTGGTCTCACTCGCATCAGATCTCAGTGAGACGATTTGGGCTGAGTGAGACGTTTTGGTCTCAGTGAGACGATCCTGCTTTTCTTCATAAAAGGCCCATTCACCGACAGGAGAAATCCCGATATCGCCACGGCTTCCCCCAACCCGGTAGATGATCCGACGCTCAAGCAAATGGCTGATCGACTTGGAAGTGACATCACGGCGCATATTGGTGAGTTTGCCGATGTCGTCAGCAGATAGACGCTTGGTATTGAGTTGATAGCCGATGGTCTGACGAGCAATAGCCATCAGAACGCGCAGGTCACGCGCTGGCAGGTCAACCGTGGCCAAGGATTCCATCAGAGCATTGTCCATGCGGGTGAACCCCCTGGACTTGTCAAAGTGAACGATGTTTGTCATAGTTACCTCGCGAACCGCTTTAACGAATTAGCCACCCTTGCCCGGTGGCTTTTTTGTGCGTGTGATTTACTTATTCTTGCGGAACGCTTGAATCGTTCCTTTCATCGGCTTCGGTCTTGTTCTTGTTGCGATGACTTGCTGGATCCCTTCCTTGATGAGCTGCGGAACAGTCATTTGCCTCTCCTCCGCCAACGCCCTCAAAAACTCAAAATCATCGCCATTGACCAATTCACCAACGGTCATTCCTTCTTCGTTGCTGCTCATAGGGCCTCCGGAGGGACTCAAGAGGGACTTCAGGCCACACGGCTGCTTCGTTTAAGCTCTTCCCTCATCCCGTCGATCCATGACTCAAGAGCTTCACGGGCTAACACTGCTTTTCTGGTCCGGTGAATCTTGGCCAAACTAACAAGTGCGGCTTCGTACTCGTCGTCCAGGCGGACTTTTGTCTCGTTTTCGTGCTTGTAGCTGGGCTGATCGGGGTCATATGCCATTGGTGAGGCTCCTTGGTTGTACGAAAGGGTTAAGCGGCTTGAGCTTTTGAAGGCTGGGATGGAAACGGGCGCGTCTCTACGGCCCGGAAGCTGCCGTCGGCAAGTTCCTGGACGCGGATGCTTCGCTCCGAAGAAATGGCTTTGTGAATGGCTGGAGGAGTCACATTCAGGAGCCGAGCGGCTTCTGACTGACCTTTTGCGGCCACAAACTCATCAAGGGATGTCTCTTTCATGGTCGTGCCTCTGGTGTACATGAGGAGATATTAACCATCTGTTAAGTATTTATCAATACCGATGGTTTCTTCTCTGCGTTAACCATTGGTAATAAATTAATCAGATGACGAAAAAACGACTTTTACCCCCCGACCGCCTTGCTGAGTGCATGGCCGCTCACGAACTCTTCCTGTCTAAAAAGAAGGAGTTGGGCCTGAGCCAGAGAAAAATCGCGGATGCGGCTGGTATAACGCCTGCTGCCGTTAATCTGTATTTCAAAGGGATCAACCCACTAAATGCGCAATTTGCCGCCATACTGTCCGAGCAAATTCAGGAGCCAGTAGAGAGATTCAGCACCCGCCTGGCTGCTGAGATAGGGAAGCTGACGCGAGCAACCCCAGAACGCGCCGCTGTTACATCAAACGCTGAGCTGCTTGGGCCAATAGACGTCTGGGACGACGACACGCCGCTCGATGACGATGAGGTGTATGTGCCATTCCTAAAGGAAGTAGAGCTCTCGGCGGGCCAAGGAAGGACCGCTGTAGAGCAGTCTCATAAGCAGAAGCTGAGGTTCGGCAAAATAACGCTCCGCAAACAAGGGGTGCAGCCGTCCGACGCAGTGTGCGTAACAGTCAGCGGAAATAGCATGGAGCCTGTTCTACCCGATGGGAGCACCGTCGGCGTGGATCAGGGCACAACATCCATAACTGACGGCAAAATGTACGCAATCGACCATGGCGGTCAGTTGCGGGTAAAGACGTTGTACCGGTTACCTGGTGGAGGTATCCGGATGCGCAGCTTCAACAGAGATGAGCATCCAGATGAAGAGTACTCAGCAATCGAGATGATCGAGAGAGAGATCCTGGTAATCGGTCGTGTGTTCTGGTCGTCTGCGCTCTGGTAGATCCATAAGCACACAGCACCAATAGAAGATCCCACCTTTGAGTGGGATTTTTTTCGCCTATCGAAAATAAATTAACCATCGGTATTGACGCATTAATAAACCGATGGTTAACTACATCTCAACGCCACAGAACAACGAGGCGCCAGGGCCTGACAAGACCCGCCACACGACTGGTGAAGCCGCCAGATAGCCCGGGATCAGCGAAGTGATCTCCCAGCCCTCTCCCGAGGACCGACTGGAACCAAGTTCTTTTACATAGAGAGTTGCCCAGCACTGCGCCAGTAGCGAGTTGCTGGAAGAACAGATTTCACTGGCTGGCCTTGGCGACAGGGCCAGACGGGAAATCAACTGACAAGTCAGGCTTGACGGTTCGGAGGCAACAACGATGGTCACAGCAAGCGAGTACGTAGCTGGCTTCAAAAAGCGCCACGCCGCACCGACGAAGTCGCCGACCAACTGGAAAAAGAAGTACGAGGCTGAAAGGAATCTGGTTATCGATGAGGCGATCATCAAGCTGAAAGACGAAATGCGTGGTAAGCCGGCGGAATGGGCTCGCGGCTACAACTCAGCCATTACCACGCTTGAGCTGATGAAGTCAGGGAAGCGAGTAGTCATCTCTTAGATGACAACTGAACCATCTTCCTGCGCATTCACCGAGTGCGCAGTGGGATGCGGAAGAACAATACCGGAAACGGCCACCTGCATTAACCAGCCGGAGAATCACATGCTCCAGATCATCCTGATCGGCGCAGCGCTGAGTCATGTGCGGCCAGAACCGCCAACTGATGACGGCCTGCCAACCGATCCAATAAGCACACGCCGTGAACACTGGCGAATATCCATCGGGGTCGAAAGCGTTCTGGCGCTGACTTCCCCGCCAAAAAACCCAAAACCATACTGAGCGATACCGAGGATACAAACTTGATGCTTCAGCCGGTCGCTGCCTCCAGTAGAGAGCGACCGGATATCAGATGGCTTCCTGCTGTTTCAGGCTGGCCATCTGGCTTTACAAGTGCTGTCTACACCCCAGACAGCACTCGAAAGCCAACGAAAGGATCGACTCATGACCGATATCAAATACACCAACGACGGAAAGAAAGTCCTAATCGTTGGCAAGCTGAATTCCCAAGAAACAATCGTCCAAGAGATCTTCGTCAGCGCCGGGCAAGAGATTCCGAGCGGCGAGAACTTCGTGGTCAAGAGCCTGCACGATGCGCCGGCCGAATCGTGGAAGGAAAAGAATCTGCGCGAGCTTGAAGCGAGATACGAGAGTGATCGCAAAAAGCTTCAGACACAGATCGACGATCAAGAGCGCCGACTCTCCCTTGAGCGCGACAAGGCGAAATTGCAAACCAGCGCGCTTTTGCAGTTCGTGAAGAACTCCGATGAAAGCCAGCTCGAAACCCTGAAGAACTTCATGTCCGGCCAGATCACGCACCTGTTCGTCGCCGGTTATTCGCCAGAGATTATTAGCTGGAAGGACAGCGATAAGGTCTACGACGCCGATTCCTTTTACCACCATGCCCGCCTTGACGGCATCAAGCTGGTTTCTTTGATGGGCAAGTCTGATGGGGACTTGAGCTATCGCCTGCATGAATACCGCGACGGTAGTGGCGGATGCGGCAAAACGATATACCCAACCACAAGCTATGAAGCGGCTTTGGCGATGGCCCAAGCCCAGCTTGACGAGGATGGCAATGCTTATGTTTCTGGCGGGTCCCAGTACCTCAATGTTGAAACGTGGCGAAAGATCGACGGAATCGTGATCCCTCCAGCAGTCATCGAAAGATGGGAGATGCTGGCCGATGCGCAGCGACTGGATCGGATCGAAAAGCTCAGAAAAGAGCTTACCGATCTCGAGTCGAAGGCGCCTGTAAAGCGCAAGAAATAACCCTCTCCGTACACGTCAGCCAGACGAAAATGGCCCGATATCTCCATGGTGATGGAGAGTGCTTGTATCGGTGAGTTGTCTGTCCATGACATCGATTAGGTTGGACGCAGGTCGTTCGAGCCCGACGCCAGACAACTCTCCAATGCAGGTACAGCTGCAAGCGCAACTTTGGTGCGCATGAACCTGTACGACCAACTGGAGGATTTGCAGCCATGTAACAGACAACAACGATCCGACGCCTCATGCGCCCGGTCGTCATGTAGGGAAGGTAAAGCCTCGGTTCGCCGGGGCTTTTTATTGTGCGATTGGAGGTGAGTATGATCAGCAATAAAAACGGAGGCCCAGCGTTCCCTGTGCATTCAGAGTTAAAGGATGACGAGCCTCATGCAGGCATGAGCCTGCGAGATTATTTTGCCGCAAAGGTCTTAGTTGGGCTTATTTCCGGTGATATTGGGTGGCATGCGTGCGAAGAAAGCTATGTAGCGGAGCGAGCTTATTCCATTGCCGACGCCATGCTTTCGGAGCGTGCCACATGAAACGCACACCCCCCTCACCCCGCAAGCCCCGCCCCGACGTCCACGACTGCGCCAAAGGTCGGATGCATGACGCACCGAGGAAGATCGTTACCACTATGCCGGGCGGGTATATCGCCTGAGAAGGAGTAAGTCATGGCGCAGAACTGGCTGGTGAATTTCAGCGATAAGGCGGGCAACAAAATGGCAGTTGTGCAGGTGAACTGCTATCAGGCACCGCGAGCTGTTTCTATCGCTATGGGGATGCTCAAAAAGCGTGATCCAGCAAAGCATGCACTGGTTTTGAGCCAGTCGTATTCGATTCTTGTTGAGGATGCCTAGAGCGTTCCTCCCAACCCCAAACACTGGAGGTCGCTATGGCCCGCGCTTACGAATATTGGACTGTCAGGGACGGCGAGGACATTGCCATCAACCTGACCGTGTTTTCTTTTTCGCAACGGAAGGGAAATTTCAGCTCTCAAGCAGCAGACCCAGATGAGTATTACGGGAGCTGCTCAATTTCGTGGGAATCGAAGGACGACACCAGCCATATGACCGATGGCGAAATCGCGACGATGGAGGAATGGCTTGTGAATGAGCACTCCGAGTATCTGGCCGACCAAGACTATTACGACTGACCCGCCGATCTGGAGGAGCCCATGAGCGCAGCATTGATTGCTCAGTTGAACTACGAAAACCGTCAGCCTCCACAAGTGAGCGATAGCCCGCAGGAGATTGCGCGGGCCGAGTGGCTGTATAACGCCGCCGAAGAGTTGCTGCGTGGCGCTGATGTGAAGTTCCAGCGCCGCATGAACTCCCCGCAAGGCGTGACAGCCAAACAGTTCGCGCTAGCCGTGGACGAGCTTGTAAACAAGCGCCTGGCTGACTGTGAGATCCCAACCCCATCGCTTGGCTGGCTGCTGATTGAGGCTGTTCGCGGCTTTGCGGATAAGGTTTCCGCTGCAGAATTGCTCGGCAATAGTGACCACCCGCTCGGCAAGCTTGGCGAAATCGCCGAGTCACTGCTTGAGCCGCTGGCCGACGACGCACTCAAGGCTCAGGCCGAGGATTCCGAACTGTGAAAACCAGTCCGCACATCGCCATCGACAACGACCTAGACGAACTCAATCACCCTGCCTGCCCTCCCCTGTACGAAACCCTGGTACTGCGAAACATCACCCGGCTCTACACGGACGGAGCAATCAGCCTTGAAGAGTTCGACCACTACTGTGCACGGCTGAATGTCGCTATAGCGAAACGGCCAAGGAGTGCGGCATGACGATCATCGCCATCAACTACGAAGCAATGAACCAAGCCCTACACCGTCAGGGCTTTTTTCTGGTCGCCGATCTGCCACGGCGCATCTCCATCCAGACCCGGCGCGGCATGCTGGTTGTGAGGTTGCCATGAGCAGGATTCCAGAACAGATATTGCAATCTGGCTGCAGCGCTTATTGCGAAAAGTTTCTCAATGGCCTCGGCTCGCTCGGCGATAGAATCGAAGCGGCTTACTTCGCCATACACGACCACGACGACTGGGTTCATGCTGGCCCGAAGGCGTGGGATGGTGAAGGCCTGCCGCCAGCGGGCACAGTGTGCGAAGTAAAGGGCTGCATGAGCCATTACCTTAAATGGAACAAGGTGACCGTATTTGCGGTGCGCGGCAAAACGGTACTTTTCGACATGGAAGATGGAAGGTGGGGACAGACTGAGTCACATGAGTTCCGCAAAATCCGCACACCGGAGCAGATCGCGGCGGAAGAGCGCGAGGCAGCGTTAACTGACATCGCATTACTCATGGGGAAAGACCCTGAACGTCCGCGAATACGGGAAATGGCAGCAATCCTCTACGACGCCGGATACCGCAAGCAGGTGGCGCCATGAAAATCCTCGCCTCCCGCATTTACACCTTCCAAGAGCTGCTCAATCGGATAGACCTCGAATACTGGCGCGTCCATGAGCACGACGAAATGAACTACACGTTCGTCCCGCTTCAATACTGGGGGAAATGAGCATGAAACCATTCTGGTGGCTTTGCGTCGTCATCACGGTGTTCTGGCGGGGCATCTACGCCGAGATGCGCGAGATTCAGGCCGAGCAGCACAACCTTACTGTGGCGGTGGCGAGATGAACATATCGATCGTACAAATCACTCTGGAGGTCGACGGGCAGCTCTGCTACGCCAAGATCCCTGAAGGTTTTGAGCCGATGATCCTGAACTTCCTGCAAGGCGAGGACGGCAAGATTAAGGCGATCAAGTTACCGCCATCGTGGAAGAAGATCAGCTTGGCTGAAGCGGTAGCCGGTGACTAGCTACCAGCGCGCCAAACGCATTTACATCCTGCGTGGCTCAGCCATCGTCCTCCTTGGCACCACCTTCGTGATGCTGGCCAGCGCCTACGTCGGTCAGCTCACCCAATAAGGAAATCCCATGCCATTCGATCCTCGGGCGAACGCCCCCGAGCGTATTGCTGCGCCCGCACCGCTGCCTCACATCAGCCGCCGCGCACTCAAACGCGTGAAGAACCCAATCCCGGCGCCGACCGATTGCCGCTACTGCGGTGATGACGTCCACCTGGTCTGCAACTCGGAAATCTACAACGGCCGCAGCTACGGTGATTGGCCATTCGCCTATCTCTGCCAAGGCTGTCGGGCTTATGTAGGTCTTCACCCAGACACAGACATCCCGCTCGGCACGCTGGCCGACGACAAGTTGCGAGCGGTACGCAACCGCAGCAAGGGTGCTTTCCACGACCACATGAAGAAGTCCGGCATGAGCCGAACGCTCGCCTATCAGTGGCTGGCCGGCCAGATGAACATCGATGTCGGCAAATGCCACTTCGGCTGGTTTGACCATGAAGAATGTGTCGCAGCCGAGATGGCCGTCAAGCGCGCCATCCCACAAACAGCAATGGCCCAAGCATTCGCCAAAGCCCAATAACTCGAACTCATACGCCGCCTGCATGGCGGGGAGAACCGTCATGTCCGATAAAAACATGCAGATCTGGGAGAAGGTTGACAAGACCGACACCCGCTACACCAAAGACGCCAAGGTCGGCGGGCAGCAGATCACCAGCCTGAACGGCACGGCGATGATCATGAAGGCCACTGAGGTGTTCGGGCCGGCTGGCATCGGCTTTGGTTGGACTGTACTCGAGGAGCGATTCGACAAGGGCGCAGAGATCTTCGTCGGCGAGGGCGACAAGCGCGCCAGCCTCGGCTTCGAGCTGAACCACACCGTCAAGATCCTGTTCTGGATAAAGCAGGATGGCGAGCGCGGCGAGTTCGAGCAGTACGGTTGCACGCCCTACCTCTACAAGTCGAAGTACGGCACAACGACCGATGGCGAGGCGCCGAAGAAGTCCCTTACCGACGCCATAAAGAAATCCCTGTCGATGCTCGGCTTCAGCGCCGACGTGTTCCTTGGGTTGTTCGACGACAAGGATTATGTGAGCGCGCTGGCAGATGAGCAGGCCATCGAACTGGCCGAAGATAAGGTCGCCGAGGAAGAACGCCAGAAGCAAGAGCGTCTGGACTATATCGCCTCTGTTATTGAGTCCCTGAAGACTGCCAAAACGCCGAAAGAGCTCAAGGCATCCCATGATGTGGCTGTTCGCCGGTTAACGCTGCGTGGCGACTCCAAGGCCGTCACCCGCATCGTTCGCGAGTACGACGAGCAGAAGGCCAAATTCGAGGAGCAGGCAGCATGACAGCCCTCTACACGATCACCGAGCAATTCAAAGAGCTTGCAGAGCTCGCAGAGAACGCTGACGAGGATCTGGCCATAGCCCTGCGCGACACCATGGAAGGCATCGAGGGTGAGTTCCAGGAGAAGGGCAAGGCCATTGCCATGGTAACGCTGAACATCGACGGCGACCTTGAGGCCATCCAGTCGCAGATCGACCGGCTGACCGAGCGCAAGAGGATCATCACCAACCGTAAGGAAAGCCTGAAGGAGTACCTGCGCACGAACATGGAAGCGTCAGGCATCACCAAGATCTCCCACCCGCTGTTCACAATCACCTGCGGCAAGGGCAAACCGATCGTTGTAATCGACGACGAGAAAGCCATCCCGGACGACTTCGTCAGCGTCAAGGTGAGCAGCGCGCCGGACAAGGCCGCCATCGCCAAGGCGATCAAGGATGGGGTCGAAGTGCCGGGCGCTCACACCGAAATCGGAAAAAGTTCAATCAGCATCAAGTGAGGCCGCTATGAACGCCTACATCAGCACAGATCTGAACATGGTCAAGGCGCTTGATCCTGAGCGCCATCGTATTGAATTGGCCCGCGAAGAGTTCTTGAGCAAAGGAGGGGCTATTGAGGTGTTGCAGGGACCGAGCTTCATACCCCCCCCTATGCGCCACGATCCGCCGCCGAGGGTTTTGGTGGTCAAGGACACAACTCCAAAGCTGCCCACCGCCGCAGCGACACGACAGAAGACCAGAAGGCAGCGCGAGCGGGAAGAGCGAGCAATCGAAAAGTTAGCCGAGCGCCAACAGCAGACGGACCGGGCAAGAAAACTCGCTGAAACCATGACCTACACCCAGGCCCACGAAGCCACCGGACTGTCCCGCAAGCTGCTGGCCACGCTCGCTAAAGAAGGCAGCTTCAACTTCCAGCCCGCCGCGCATCTCAGCCTGAAGAACCTTCGCCCGACAATGGCAGATGAGGCTCAGGACGAAATAGACGCCTTGCGGATCAAGGAGCTCGCAGTAACTGGCCTGTCCCGAACCCAAGCCATGAACCAGATCGGTATGCGATTCGAAAAATTCAACCGGTTACTGGTCAAGTTCAATATCGAATACCCGAAACGCCGCAAAGGCCCTCATCCGGCCTTCTTCGCCAAGCAGCAGTAACCCCTCTCAACTTTCAACCTCACCCATCCCCGGGAGGCCCTATGTCATCCAAAGGAAAGCTCGCCGCTGGCTACATGGAGCTCCACTTTTTCTGCTCCTACTGCCATCGGCCGCGCAGCACCGGCAATCACGAAAAGTGTTCAAAGGCCCGCCAACTGGAACACGCGCGGAGGAATGACCATGACCGCCAAACTATCGCCTGACGCAATCGGGCTGATTTTCACGATGAATGCAGCTGGGCATTGCGCGGATGAAATTGCGGATGCGGCTGGGTGCTCGTACTCGACCGTCGTGCGGTATCTGAACGAGGCCGGGGTTTTGCTGGGGAACAAGGGTCGTCCGAAGCAGCTCACGGCCGACTACATGGCTCTGGCGCTGGACATGCGCTCAAAGGGTCAGCGCTGGGTGGACGTCGAGTATGCGACCGGCTTCCACCGCTCGACATTCCACAGCCAGCTCCGGGCTATGCGTGTGCAGCCTTGATCCCCGAACACCCCGCCGCCCCATTGCGGCTGGCATCGATCACCGACTTGATGAGGTATTGGAAATGAGTGATGTGAAATTGCTTGGCGTGTATAGCGCAGACGTTGACGCGCTTCAATCCAAGATGGCTACGCTGTGGGAAGAGCTGGAACTATCAGAGCGTAATCGAATTGCCGCCGAGCGACGCTACGAAGAACAGGTTGAGGCGCGCAATGCGATTGCCGCTGAATACGGCAAGCTCACCTACTGCGCAGGAATTTGCAAGGACAGCCTGGCAGCCGCCGAGCAGCGGAATGCGAACCAGTGTGAAACCATCAAGGCCTATAAGGACGTAAATGCAGAGCTTGAAAGGGGCCTTCGCATATTTGCGGTAATGGCTGCAAAGAGCACGATTTCAGCGGTTCGCCTGATCGCCAAGCAGACACTGAATCGCGCACACGCCCTTAAACCCACCGAATCGGGAGCAAGCGAATGATTCTTTCCAGCGAAATGCGTGAAGCCGGCCAGAAGGCCGTGGACCGCGCGCGAGCGATCTACATCCTTTGTGCCGCATTCTTTGAGGCGGCGCTCGCCAGCCATAGCGCTGAACCGCTCGGGGTTGAGCCTGTCGTCGAGCGGCAGCCACTTTGCTATCAAGCCCGCCATAGCGCAACAGAGCCGTGGTTCTTCACTGACAAACCGGGTTACTGGGAATGGCGTCCTGTGTACACCGCACCGCCCGAACTCGCCGAACTGCAAGCCACCATTACTCGGCTTGAAAGCGAGGCCATCTATGCGGCTGCCGGCTTCAAGGCCGCACAGGACGAGATTGAGCGGCTGAAGGGTGGGCAGGGGCAGGCCGTGGCGTGGCAGTTCTATCAGGACGGGAAATGGTGGAATGGTGATGACCGGATCAAAGATCACCGCCTAAATACCGAGAGAGCTGGTTACAAAGTCCGAGACGTTTTCGCCTACCAGCCCGCGCCGGTAGCGGTGATGCTGCCTGAGTTCGAGACCGCCTTCGAAGCATAGTGGGAATCTGACGGTCAGTACTGCCGATCCGGTGGCGGCAGTTACGAGAAGACATTCGCCTATCGTGCATATGAGGCCTGCCTCGACAAGGTCAAGGAGCTGAATCAATGATCGCCCTCGCCTGGTTCTACATCGTCTACGTCCGCTGAACTTTATCCCTCCCGTTGTAAACCCCTAATTCAATCTCAACAGCCTGCGCGTGACTGCGGGCGAGGAATTTCTATGCCTACCGGATATACAGACGCCATCAAAGACGGAATCAACTTTCAGACATTCGCAATGAACTGCGCCCGAGCATTCGGCGCGACCATCACGCTTCGCGACGAATCGGTCGGCGGCGAAGCGATCCCTGAGCAGTTCGAGCCAGACAGCTACCATCTGCGAGCGTTGACCGCTGCACGCGAGACGCTTTCCACTCTGGAATCCATGACCACGGCAGAGTGCGACCTGAAGGCGGCTGCCGAGCACACGACCCATGAAGTCCAGCGGCTGTTGCGGATCAAGGAGAAGGATGCCCTTCGGCAGCAGTATCAGGAAATGCTGGTCTGCGCAGAACAGTGGGTTCCGCCAAGCGAAGAGCATGCCGGCCTCAAAGAATTCATGGTCAAGCAGATTCAGGACAGCATCAACTGGGACTGCGATGTGAGCTTCTACGCTACACCCACGCCGAACCTGACCGGCCTTGAGTGGGCTGAGGCGGCCAAAGAGAAGGCCATAAAAGACATTAGCTACCACAAGAAAAAGCACGCCGAAGAAATCGATCGCACCGCACAACGCAATGCCTGGATCGGCGCCCTCCGCAACAGCCTGTAACCCCCCCTCCTACTCCACTGCTTGCCGCCCCGCGCGGCCGGAGCATCCCAATGTCTCGCATTGAAGAACGTGAAGGCCGCAACTACGCAGCCGAAATGCTTGCATCTGTCGTTTACCTGCCGCGCTGCATGTTCGATGAGTGTGGGCCCGTGGAGACGATGGTGTGCAATCTGGAAGAGGCGGCAAAAGTCCATCCGGCGGATTACGCCAAGGGCATGATGAAAGTGATCAGCGAGGTGCGCCATGCAGTATGACTTGCACGCCAGAAACGAAGACGGCGGCCCGGGCAAGCTGCTAGACACCATCGACCGCGTACCGGACATCCGCAAGACCGACTCCTTCGTCGAGTTCGACGGCGAGATGCACAAGGTCCTGACGGGCATTCGCAATTTCATCATCGTCACCCAAGAGCGCTGGGCTCGGGTGTCGGCTGCGAATTGGAGGAAGGCATGAATATCGATTGGAGTAAGGCGCCGGAAGGTTTCCCGGTGTGGGTCGAGAGCCGTTATAAAAACGATCCTTCTGACTGGCATCGCCAAGAAGAGAACTGCTTTATCGATCGCAAGGGTGGTCGATGGGATCAATGGCAGATTGACCAAGGAGAGGCTACCGCTCACTTCAAGCCGGATATCTGGACCGGCGAAGGCCTGCCGCCAGTTGGGACTGTGTGCGAGGTCGTCCCACATAATACCCAGTGGGGCTTCAGCTCAACGAGTGGCCATGAGCGAGAAATTCTGGCTTACCACGCCGACTTTGTTTGGCTGGGTATCGGCGGCATTGCGTTGGAGACGACCAGAATCGACAAAGTGGACTTCCGCCCAATCCGCACGCCCGAGCAGATCGCGGAGGAAGAGCGCGAAACAGCAATCAATAACATGGCTGAAATCCTGACGCATAACGGGACGTTCTTCCAAGATGCTGCGCGCCTTTACGACGCAGGCTACCGATTGCAGGTGAAGCCATGAGCGATCAGCCACGCAGCACAAAAGAGGTACTACAGAGCCTGACTGAAAAGGACTACCGCCTGGTTGCGCTACAGGCCACAGTCGCCCAGCAGGCGCAGATGATCGAATCCATCAAGGCCGAGAACGGGGCTCTGCTGACTGCATTGAAGGGAATGACCTCGATGTACGGCTATTGCTGGGATTTGGTCGATGGCGGCCTGTTGTGCATGCATAGCAACGTACAGCGATTCGAAGATGCTCACGAAGCAGCCCAGAAGGTTATCGCGACCATGAGCAAGGAGGGTTGAAATGGTCAAATACAAGACGATCAGCCAGTTCGCCATTGAAAGTGGCTACACTGAGGCCGCGATTCGAGCGAAGATCGCGGACGGCACATGGCCTAAGGGGCTGGTGTGGAGGCATGCGCCGGACAATAAACCTCTAATAAGTGTGGATGGGTATGCGGAATGGGTGGAAAGCGCATCGGCGTTCGAGCGGCGTCCAAGAGCAGCATTGAGATCTCGTTCATGTTCGAGGGCGTCCAATGCCGCGAGAGACTCCCGCTTGAGCCCAGCCCCGCTAATCTGAAGCGTGCCGAGCAGCACAAGGCCAAAATCGAACTGGCGATCTACGAAGGCACGTTCGACTATCTGGCCACCTTCCCCAAGTCCAAGCGAGCCAATCGACTTGGATACCAGACCGGGCAAGTCCCGCTATCGAAATATCTCGCAAGCTGGCGGGAGAAGAAAGAGAAGGTCCTGAAGGCCAGCACCATCGACGGCTATCGAAAGATCATCGATGGGGTTCTGGTGCCGAAGCTGGGCGATCACCCCCTGGTGCTGCTCAGTCGCAAGATGATCAAGGAGGCAATGGCGAGCATGGACGCCTCGAACAAGCGCCTGTCCAACGTGCAGAGCTGCCTAAGGTCTGCTCTTGACGATGCAGTGCACGACGAACTGATCGAGATCAACCCGATGGCGGGCTGGACGTACTCGGTCAGGGAGAAGCCGAAGACCGAAGACGAGATCGATCCGTTCTCGCCGGAGGAACAGCGGCTGATTCTGGCCGGCACCGATGGTCAGTATCGGAACCTGTTGCAGTTCGCCATGTGGACTGGGCTGCGGACCAGCGAACTCATCGCGGTAGAATGGGGGGATGTGGATTGGTTGCGGGGGGAGATTCGAATATCGCGGGGGCTGACCAGAGCGGCCAAGGAAGCGGAATTGCCGAAGACGGCGGCGGGGATTCGTAGCGTGAAGCTTTTGCCAATGGCGCTGGAGGCGTTGACGGCTCAGAAGGTGCACACCTATATAGAAGGTGGCGTGATTTTCCATGACCCCCGATACGCCAAGCCGTTCGACGGCGATCAGGCTATTCGCAAAAGCTTCTGGATACCGACGCTCAGGAAGGCGAAGGTTCGGTATCGGAATCCGTACCAGACCCGGCACACGTATGCATCGATGATGCTGTCAGCCGGCGAGCACCCAATGTGGGTAGCAAAACAGATGGGGCACAAGGATTGGACCATGATCGCCAGGGTCTATGGCCGATGGATCCCAACAGAGAACGACACGTCCGGCGACAAAGCTGTAGAGAAGTTCGGGACGCCGGTTCAACTCCCTAAGGAGGAGTCAGCATGATCAAGGCAAAGGTTTCAGAGCTGTCAGAGGCTGCGCTGGACTGGGCTGTTGCGAGAGCAGAGGGTTGGGAGCCGCTTGAGCGACTGAGCAAGCTCGGACCTCTCAAGCTTCACAAGGATGTGGTGAGTACGGATTTCAGGATAGAAAACAGAATTTTCGTCGGCCCCGTGCTGAATTACCAAGATGGCTCGAAGCGGTTTGCGCCATCTACTGAATGGGGTCAGGGTGGTCCGCTGATGGAAAAACACGGAATCGAGGTAGTGAGGGATGATCGATTTTCAGACTCCCCCGGCGGATGGACTTCGGTGTCTGAGTGGTCAGGAGGCGAAATAATAGAGTGGGGAGTCAACGGCCCAACATTCCTGATTGCTGTCTGTCGAGCAATAGTTTCAGCAAAGATAGGTGGTGAAGTCGAGGTGCCAGACGAACTGCTAAAACAGTAGTTTCAGCAGCATTTCAGCAGCATTTGTAGTTTAGCCCAGCAAATACGCACAGAGAACGGGGGTTCAAATCCCCCCGGCTCCACCAAATGAGACACCTTCGAAGCCCGCCCAGTGCGGGTTTCGCTGCATCTGGACCGTGGAATGTTGCTGAAAGTCGCTGCGGACGGATGCCCATTGACTTAACTTTCAGCAGCTTTTCAGCAACATCCATCTCCGGCGTTCTGCCGAGCCAAAATCCTCACTTGCATCGACATACCCTCGTCCAAGTAGTAAATTCCCGCCACCTAAAAGGGACTTATGCATGAAACATATTCGCGGATTTGATGTGCTGAGGGCTTTTGCAGTCCTTGGCGTGATGTTCTTTCACCTCGGCTGGTCGTCGTTCAGTTACGGCTGGCTGGGCGTTCCCTTCTTCTTTGTCCTGTCGGGCTTCCTGATCACCGGTATTCTGCTGGACAACCGCAACAGCGGATCGGGCAGCTACTTTTTTACCTTCTACACTCGTCGCTGCCTGCGCATCTTCCCGCTCTATTACCTCTACATCGCCGTGGTGTTCGGTTGGTGCGTATGGTTCGGCGCGCAGTATGAAGGCTGGTCCTACTTTATGGTGTACCTGCAAAACTACTTTCTTGGCGGTAACGGCATGTCTTTGCCCCCAGGCATGGCGCTGGGCCACACTTGGTCGCTGGCCGTAGAAGAACAGTTTTATATGCTCTGGCCTCTTGTGGTCTTATTTGCCAACAAACAGCAACTAAAGGCGCTGTCGATAATCCTGATTGCGGTCAGCGTTATATCGCGCTACTGGATTGCTCACAACACAACTTATGTGGCTTTTGCGCCGCTGACTTCAAACTTTGACACGCTGTGTCTCGGTTCATTATTAGCGCTCGCTTATAGAGAATCGGCGTTAAAACTGCGCGACCTGTCTTATTCGTTGGGCGCTGCTGGGTTGGCGGTGACTGTGCTGGCGTACTTCTTGCCGGGCGCATCAATGAATGGCACCGACAGCGCTTTCATGCTCGGACTGGCGCTTTGCTTCGCCGGTATCATTGGACTGACCGCATCAGGGCACTTGCCGATACCTGAATGGAAAACGCTTTCCTACATCGGTCGAATCAGCTACGGCTTATACATCTGGCACGCCTTCGCCTACATGGTGATCAATGCCGCCGCCTACAATCACTGGATGCCCGATTACGGCGCGCCCGTGATGGATGGCATACGCGTGCTGCTGACCTTTGTGTTCGCTACCGCCTCGTTCCATTTGTTCGAGCGGCCAATCCTTGGCCTGAAAGATCGCTTCAACTACCAAAAGCCGACCGGGGCGCCGGCTCAGGCCTGACCATCAAAGATCAAAGCTAACGCCATCGAAAAACAGTTGTGTGGTGGTAAGTGCATCCGCCTTATTCACCATGCACACCTGGCCAGTCTGGAAGAACAGAACGCCCTGCCCTTTGCCTGACTGGTCTGTAGCCTGGACTACCCTTGGGTAGGATGGCCGAAAAGGCGCGGCCATTTGGGCAAGGTAATAATCACCCACCCCTGATGCTTTTCCTATCCCACCGCGTAGCTCGATCTTGCCCCCATCAAAGCTTTTTCGGCAGGCCATTGGAGCAGGAAGGCCGGCCCACGGGTTCATGGTCTGAACATTCTTCAGTGGCATTCCAGACGTACTTTTTACCGTGGCCCAGTTTGGATATCGCGCATCGAGAGGGATGCCGAGGAAGTCGCATATAGTCTTGGCAACGACAATATGACCTACATTGTTAAAGTGAACGCCTATCGGAGCAGTTACCATGTCATAGAAGTCAGCAGTATTAACCACTGTTTGATCAAGATGAACTACCTCAATGTTTTTCTTTGACAGACTGTAGGCAATGATTCGATCGATATAATCCTGGTAATTACCGCAGGGAAGTGAAACTAATGGAAATGCCGGAACCCAAAATATGAAGTCACACAAAGACTCGCCGCCTAAGGCAGAAGTCTGCTTATTGACGAAGTTATCCAGAGCCAAGATATAATCATCTGGAGATAATTGCTTACCAACAGCGCCAATAATATGGTTCGTCCCAAGGAATCCCATGATCAGCTTTCTTGCTGATGCATGCGAATAGTTCACCTGTGCCGCTATCTCGGCCACGCGAGCCGGTGCGCTGAAATCATTGAAGCCCTGGCTACCTTGCGGAACAATGAAGATCATCGGCGACTTCGAGCCATACGAACGGGTTGCAGGTAGCGCTGTGATGACTTTGGTGCCATTCGTTGAGGTGATCGTCACCACGCTGGATGCAGAGATGTAACCGCCGTCGGCCGTCAGCATGCGCGGCCCAGTGGTGCCGCTGCTGTTCACGTCGACCACAAAGGCTATTTCGCCATCCACGTCTACCGTGAAGGTGCCGCTCGACAGCGCCGGGTCATACCAGATCTGAATCCGCGAGATCTCCCGGTTGCTGAAATAGCAATACTTCCCATCAGTGAGCACAAAGCGCTCGTCCGTAAGGCCTCCAGTCGTAAACGTGCCATTTCCGCCAAAACCGAACTCGGGCGTGAGATACAGCCTCATGTTCAGTAGCGACTCGTACATGTAGCCACGATCACGCCCAACCCCATGGTCAAATGAGTTCAGGATCGAGCGTGACACCATCCCCATATAGCCGTTTTGGAAGCCGCCATTCTGTCCGTTGCCGGCCCCGTTGGAATCTGTGAACGCGATGATGGCTACTTCTTCGGACCTACCGGTGAATATGGACGACTTGCCGCGAGTGATACAGGTCATGGTTTCGCCTTGGTTATTTTACGAGGCCATCAAATGCCTGCTCGCACGTCACTCCGCGGGCGTGGCTTTCCTGAGCATATCCAGCCAGATCGCCCGCTCTTTGGTCAGCGCGCTTGAGCAAGTCGGTAAGCACCAAGACGGCACGGGTAGCTGCCTGGCTTGCGGCGGCAGTGCAGGAATGGCCGCCTGCTTGACCGGCTGCGAATCGATGGGCAAAGTTGTCGACGTCGAGCTGCATGCTGTTACGAGAAGAGCGCTCAGCAGCAACATCAGCCGTGAGTTGATCGATCGTGCGCTGACCATCTTGAACCACCTTGTCGATTGAGTGTTGGTAGGCCTTCTCCCTAGCACGCGCAATAGTTTCATTTGCGGCCTGTGCTTTGGCGTCAAGGGTATTGCGATCATTCCACCGGCCTACCCACTCGGCATCCTTGACCGACAGGCCATGGTGATAGACGCCGAACAGCGCACCGGATACCAGTGCGATCGCAGCTATATAAGGAAGGAGTCGGAGCCATATAGAAGGCATGAGATATACTCGCAATGGCGCTATTCAATGAGGGTTGATCGATGAATGAAGCAACGAAGCAGTTGATTGCAGGAATCACCGTTTCTCTTAAGGGTGGTGAAGCTGCCAACAACGATTCGCCAGGAAAAGATGGTTACGCAGAGTTCAGTGTCGGAGCCACGAAGGTCAAGATTGACCCGAGAGGGATCTCCATCACCTTTCATGAGGGTGATTGCGATCCTGTCGAGCTTAGAATTGACCGACCTAAAGCAGAGGCGAAGACCTTCGGCGATATAATTATGGGTGGCTCCGGCGGCTCGGCAGTATCCGGTTCTGCTCGATCCAGCGCTCCGGGGATGGCGCACGCAGTTGGTGCTGGCGGCGCAGGTTTTGCTTCGCATTGCGTAACAGTGTCGATCCCGGGCATTCAGCTCCCTAGAAGCGAGCGAGTCACGATTAAAGCTGTAGCTCAGACTGATCAATCAGACTAAATAACATTCAGCGCGGCGCTGTAGAAGGCTTGGCGCTCGGCCATGCCATTGGTTCCGCCATTGATTCGTCGGGTGATGCCTACGAAGTCGCCAGCATCGGCCAGCGCATTCAGGTTCCGCGAATTCCAGAACCATGCCGCCGACTTGCACGCCCATTCGGCCTGTTCCAGCAGCTCAGGCGTGCGCAGCAGTCGGTCATCGCCGAACAGCGCCTTGCTGCACGCGAGGTAGTTGTCGTGCCCCGTGATCTGGATCAGGCCGCGACCCTTGTACTTTTGCCCGTCGCCGTCAGCCTCGGGCGTATTGCCCAGGCGCTTGGCCAATGGCCCAGTGTCGTACTGGCTCAGGTACTGGTCGCCGCCCAACTCGTGCACGTACCGAAACTGGCCCGACTCATGCCCTACCTGAGCAATGAACGCCGACATGCGCAACCGGGTGTTGATCTGGTAGCGGTCCATCGCCAAATTCAGCACAGACGCAAAAACGCCGGCTTGTTTGCCGGAGTTCGGGAGGATCTGCAGCAGTTGCTGCGCAGTGATGGGCATGACGTTCTCCTCACGCTTTCTTATGAGTACTCTCGAACAACACAAAGGCCTGTGCCGCCGCTACCACCTGTAGCTGCTGGAGCGCCTGCCGTAGCAGCAGAGCCAGAACCCCCAGTGCCGGAGTTAGCACCGCCTGCTATGCCGTTGTTGGTCGCGCCCTGATACCTTGCGCCCTCGCCAAACTGAGTGGAGCCGCCCTTGCCGGATGTCGGCTGAGCAGACAAGAATGAATACATGCCAAGACCTCCGGCCGCGTTAATATCCCCGCCAACACCAGAGCCGCCTACGCCGATGCCATTAGGCACTGGCTGAGCAGTTGCAACTGCAATAGGGCCTACACTGCCACCGGTGCCACCAGTAGCAGAAAAAATTGCGCCAAAGGATGTGTTGCCACCATTCCCGCCTGCGGCACCGAGAGCCCCTGTGCCGCCAGCGCCGATGGTCACTGTTACGCCAGAAAACCCCGACGTGATCAGCTTGCGCGCATAACCGCCACCACCACCGCCAGCCCCTGCCGAGACGTTGCCAGCCCCAGGAATGGGAGTGCCGCCGCCTGCGCCGCCCCCGCCTACAAGTTCTACTTCAACAATGCGAGTTCCGGCGGTGGGGGTGTAGGTGCCGGTGCTAGTGATGTACTGGACGTTGATCAATCGGCCAGTCGCTTGTCCCAGTTGCAGAGCATGGCCCGCGGCCGTTGCGGCCCCGACGGTCAGGCTGGCATTAAAGACAGGCGCCAGGCCGTGCAAGGTGGAGTTGATAATAGGTGCCGTTGCCAGTGCAGCGATACTGCCTGCCGTGATGGTGGTTTGGCCGAACGCGACGGTAACCGCGTACAGACCAATGTAGCCTGCATCCGGGGCCGGAGTTACCTGGCTGCCCGTGGTCGCGGAAGCGCCTGCTTTGACCGCAACAACGGCGGAGCCCTTGCGCACGGTATTCTGGGTCAGGCCGTTGTTACCTTGGCCGCTGTACGGCAGCGCAGGGTTGGCAGAGTTGTAATAAGGCAGCAGGACCGGCGTGGCGTCGGTGTCCTGATAGGTGACTTGCACCAGATAGTTTATGGACTGACCGGTTGTCCCGGGCGCTGGGCAGCTGAGCGTGACACCATCGAGCAGGATGCCCTGCTTGAGAATCGAGTGCGTGGTGTCCGCCGGCAGCGTCGAAAACACCAGAGAGTCGATCACTGCCAAGCTGTAGATCTCGCCAGGCGCGCAGAGAACCTGAAGGGATGCTGGACCGGTTGGCGTTACGGCAAATCCGCTGGCCATGGTGCTGCTGCCGAGCAGCGCAGACGCCAGTTTGGCCGCGCCAATCATGGAGTCCTTGGTCATCTGCAGCAGGGTGGTTTCTGGCAGCAGCTGCCCAGGGTAAATGATTTGTCTGTCCATGGAGTCCCCAATAAAAAGCCCGCTCAAGGCGGGCTATCGAGTTGAATGAGTGGAGTTAGTTGGTGATCCGATACCAGACCGTCGAACCGTACATCTTTGTCTGTTCGATCGCGGCGACGATATCGGCATCCGATACGGGCGGCGCCAACTGGGAAGATGGAACAACCCAGCTGGTCATTGAGAGCCCAAACCAATTGGTATGGATGCCGGGCAGGTTCCCGGGGCCGGATCCGATCGGCCGATATGCCGTCACAAAGGCCTGATACGGGCAGCTTGTAGAGCCGACAGGCCCCGCTACTCCAAGATAAAGAGTTGCGCCCAGACAGCCGCAGTCGTCAGGCTTTGCCGGCTCTATAATCAAAGGGTGCCGGCCAGTCAGGTCAAACAGCACTTGGTCAATGCTGGGGCGCGTGGCGCGCGCCCTGAAAATGTTGATCAGGATGCGGTTGAGATAACTGGCATCAAGCTGTCCCGATAGGCGCAGCAGGTTGCTGCCGAAAAAGTCCAGCCCGATCAGGTCCAGCCAGCCATCCGTGGCCGTTTTGATCCGGGTCTGTCTTTTCGCGTAGAGGTATAGGGTGAACCCCCAGGACAGCGAAGTTGCATAAGCCCAAAGGGCTGCATCACGGATCGGGTTGTTATCGCCAAACCACCCGAACGGCAGCAGGTTTTTAAGCCTGCCGAACATATCTGTTTGGTCGCCAATGCTCATTTACGCCACCGTCACTGTGCCGGGTCGAATGACCTGTTTGTTGGTTGCGCCGAGATCGGCGGTCCCGCCGTTGAGCAGAACGCCGGAAACGTTGGTGATCGCCGGGCTAACACCGTAGGCAATGGCGGCGAGCTGGGTGAAAGGCAGTATCTGGCCGAGGGCAAGCTTCGAAATGTAGGCCTGAATCGCCGTTGTGACATTGGCCACCACCACGCTGTGCGTGACAGTGGCATCGGTGGCGATTGTCATCCCGACGTTGGCCGTGACCAGGACAGGCCCGAACACCCCATAACGAGTGGTAAAACCGCGAACCGACTCGATAGCCGCGCCAGCCGATACCAAGAACGCCCCAGAAGGCGCCCCGCTTCCGTCATCGACCACTGCATAGAAGTAGCCGTACAGCGTGTTGCCGCTGTAATCCTGGTTTTCAGCCAGGGTGAACGACACACCAGGCTGCATGGAAGCAAGCGCATAAGCGATAGCCGATTTGGTCGCCTTTGAAAGCGACTGCACCCACAGCACAAACCTGGCGCGAAACGCCGAGTCTCCTTCCGGGTCAACACCGTTGGTGAAAACCGCAGAGTTCGTAACCGTGTCAACGCCGCTGATGCTACCGACGATCACTGTGACCGTGCCGATCAAGGCGTTTCCGGCCGCGCCCGCTGTGCTGGCCATGACCGGCACCGTAGTCGACGCAGTGCCGGCGGGGATCAGATAACCGCCCAGCGTGGCGTTGTAGAGAGCATTGGTGGTGTCGATCGTCACTGCATATTGCTGCGAGCCATCGGTAGAACCGACCAAAGCGCCAATCGGTATCAGCGCAGAAGTGGTTGGCGTGA